CTATTTCTCTAATTCGCTCTTTGTTTTCTTGTCTCCAAGTTAGTTGATATAGGTCTTCATTTCTTTTTCGCTTTCTTTTTCTTTTCTGCTCTCTTCTTTTGAAACTTTTTATAAGCAACCTCAAATGCAGGATACGCCTCTTCTAAAAATGTACCGACTTTCTCATGTGCCTCCCCTAATTGATTGTGAGTCATGAAAAACGTGTAATCAGAAGACGAATTCGCAAAACTTGGAGAATTATGGTATCGAGTATTTAAATCTATCAACACTGTTTCATAGGCCTCGTGTAACAGAACGGCGAGACTTTCTTCCCAAGGACAATCCATGCCTACATGAACCGACGCGTTTTGATGATCTTCTGGAAGGATATCGACATTACCGTTACACCCGTTTACGTCAGCGTATAATCTAACATGTCTGTAGCCTAATTGAAATGTCCCCAGATAAATTGATTTCATGCGATCTCCCAGGTACATCCCTTTTCACAGTGAAGTTTCTGTGAACCGCATTTAGGACACTCTGGATGTCTCATTACACGAATAATAGCCTCGTCAACAGGAGAAAGAATAGAAGGACCGTTCGGTTGATTATCCATTGCGTCTGCTATCTTACGAAGTAATTCTGCTGCGCCCTTAGCACGAATATGGTTTTCCACGCCCCCAGACCATATCTGGTGATGATTAATTCCGACCCACACTACGTAATTAGCCAGGCCTTCTTTTTCAAGCTGACCTGGCCCGGTTACGTTTCCGGCTGTTAAAATAAGCATTAGCTCTCAGCCGCCACAATGTACTGGAGCACTGCTTCGCTGAAGCCGTCGATGTGGGTCCAGTTAGGTTTGTAGCCGATACCGTTCTTCTCGTTTGAGATGTTGATGATATAGTTGTGTTTCCCGAACGCGTTTGCGGTGGATGGGTTACACTTGTGGTCGCAATCCTGCTCGTCCGTGAAGACGATGACACGGTCCGCGTACTTTTCCTTCTCGTACACATAATCCAACACCTGTTTCAGGAAGATTCCGCCTCCACCTAATTCTCCGGCAAAACCCTGTTTACGAAATTTTTCAACCAGGGCCATTCCGTGACGTGGAGGAACCAATGCAGTCTTATGGATACGACTACCATCGTTTCCGGCTGTTGCATAGATCGAAACATTCTCGCATGATTCGCGAGCGATAGCTGCCAACGCTCCGGCTGCTTCAACGCGAGACATATCAGAATGTTTACTAATATTTCCGGCTCCGTACATCGAACCAGAAACGTCAACAATTAAGATCGTCTTTCCAGGCAACTTCGGTAATTGCTGGGCAGACTGAATCAGCAACTGGTCGAGTTCATTTTCAAACTGGGGAGCAGCCTGTGCCGCAGCCACGAATCTAAAAGGAAGGACACGACTGGTGTCTGAGGCTAATAGAGCTTCCTTAATAAGTTCACGATTGACTCCGGCTTGTTCCATGTTTCGAAGATTACGAATCAAGGCTAAAGCGCCGAGCTTCTGTTCCTTGAGTAGACGGGTCCACTCTTTCTTTGTTGCGTCCTTATCGCCCTTCGCAGCAGAGATTCCGACTTCCCAGGTGTCTGGGGTCTTCAACTGTCCTTCAACCAGGCGCTTCCACAACTTCGCCTGGGCACCGCGTTTTCCGCCAACTGGCTTTGGATGGGCGAGAAATAAAACATCACGAAGTTTGATTTCATTATCTTGGTTATACTTCGCCAATTGATATTCGTCAAACTTCTGAAACGCTGCCGCGATTCCCTTCTGGAGTTGTTTTGACAACTTGTTCAATTTCTTGCTTCCGGTTCGGCCACGGGCATAAATTGCGAGAATTTCGGCTAACTCATCAGCACGTTGGATAACTTCTTCCGCGACATCCGCAACATATTCCCGATGTGTCGGGAGTTTCGCCATCTCAACCGTCAACAGCAACGGAACATGGCGCAGCTTCATCAAATTTCGAGCTTCGATTGCGATCTGTGCGACCTTCTCCGGTCGGACCTTCTTCACGAGTCCAGAGATGCGTGTTGCGATCTCTTCGCCGCTTTCATAAAATGAATTCTCCCACAGCATACACGCCATAACTGATCTGCGAAGGTCTTGCTCCGCAGTGGTGTTGTACGCCACAGCACCTTCGTGAGTGAATCTTGGTGTTGGGATTAAACGTGTTGCTGTTTTATTTATTTTCATATTATTTCCTTTAAGTGCGGAGCGACATTCGATTTAAGAATTGTAGGGAGGAGTCGAACCTCTCACGAGTTTTATCCCGTACGCCTCCATCAGGCTCCCGCTAGAATCTCTTTCGAGATTTTAGTTAGCGAAGTAACTCAAATCTACGGCATCCGCAAAAATTATGAGGGAGCAACAAACGCTTCAGGTGTTTTCATTATGGTAGAAGTAACCCGGAGCTACGGCATCCCTCGTTCAAAACGATACTAAACCTATTTTAATATGAAGTCAAGTCTTCTTTTCGGCCAAGAATAGAGTCGATCAATGCCCGTCCCTGGGGTACCGTCAATTGAAATCCGGCTGCGTTTTTGTGTCCGCCTCCGCCCATTTTCTTTGCTACCTCACTAACATCAAAATCACCTATGCTTCGAAGCGAGAACTGAATCATACCGTCACCACGCTCAAACCACGTTAAACCAAAATTAGTGGTTTTTGCGAGTTCATCTCCTATCTCTGAACAATTCAAATACGGAACATTTAAAACAGCAATTGACGCCCCACCTATCGTGCCTATTTGAGCCTGTTTTACAGCTTCACGAACATAGTGATCGATATGTGCCAACGCTCCAGTACCTTGGTTCGCCGCGCTTAACCAGTCCGTACCGTCGAGATGTTTCCAGGCTTCAAACTCTAACGGAAGAGTTCCGAGATAGGCGCAGACTTCCTTTGATCTCGGCAATTTCCAATTCCAAAGATCGCGGTCTTCAACATAGTCTACGTACCACGGACGATCTTTTGGAAGCGGATAAGTAAAATAATCGTTTTCGACCGTTAATTCCTGTTTCGCATCTTTCCCGAAAAGATAGTCCCACGTCAGTCCGGCCCCGCTACGTTTCATATCGAACACGGCATACGGTGCGTCTTTGAGAACAGCTTCAGCGGTCTTGTGATGGTCCAGGATACGAAATGAATGCGTTCTCTCTGCTAACGAATCGTTTTCTTCGCGAGTTCGAAGACTGAAATCTAACATCAAAACATCTTTGAATATAGCTTTACTTAAGGCTGTAGTGTGATCTGCCCCGTGATCGAGAAAGATAACCTCGGCTTCCGGGTAACGACGTTTAGCGATTAATGCTGCGGTGAATCCGTCTGGACAGTGGCCGTGCGAGTAGATGATATCCATTATTTCCTCTTTTGTTTTCGAACTTGCCACAACGGCGGCAGGAATCCATAACGACCATACTTCTTCGCTAGAAATGCTTTGATCTGGCGACGGGCGTCTTCTAGTTCTTCATGGGTGTATTCGTCCGGGAGTAGATAACGCACCAACTGAACGAACTCATTTGATCGTTTGTTCAAGGGCGGATGTTTACGCTTTCCTTTGAAAACCGATGCACCGACAGTTAGTCGAACTTTCTTTTCTTCGATAACTGTTTCTGTTTCAGGGGTTTTCCCAGCGATTAATTGTTCATCGGTGTAAACTTTCTTACCGTCCACGACCGTCCAGCGTGTTGTAAATTTCTGTTCGTGATGTTCAGACTCACGATGACGGCGGTCGCAGACCTGACAATTAATCATTCGACCTAATTCCGGGTGTCGCCCAGAAAAAGATCGAGCGCGTATCTCTTTAAGAGCATCTAACGCTGCTTGTTGGCCTGCAGTAAGCCGCGCTTCCTGCATTCTGTTAAAAGTTCCTGGTTCGAGAAATTCTCCAGCGCCTTGTATTTTCTGCGGTTCGATAAATTCTGACTTCTCGTTGCCCATCTCACATTCCCCGGCACGTAGCCTTTGTTATTATTTTTTCTTTCTAACCAGTGCTTACTTGTTGGTTTCTTTCCTACATGCCTAATAAACGCAAGTGGGTCGTTAAGCCAACCCTCATACATGAGGATTCCTCTTCCGCCGTATTGTTTATATCCTGCGTCTTTCGGACTTGTACATCTAACTCTAGCATTTTTCCAAGCATTATATTCAGGAGTTCCTGAAAGGCCATGTGAAAGAATTTTCTTTCCTTTATTGCTCACAGCTTGATCTCCGGTAGTTCCCCGAGTGATGCTGATAAATCCAAAAATTTCTGAAGTTTTTCCAATTTCTTTTTCTTAGCTTCTCTAAATTCTCTGTTAGTCCAAGCTGTGATTTCTGATTCTTTCTGGAGCAAATGAACCATCACACTAAAATCTAAAATCTCGTCTCTCAAACGCTCTGAATTTGATTTAGACTCCGCCTGAATTCCAGCGACCGGAGCGTGATCTTTTTGTCTTTCATCTTTTCCGAACTGAATTTGCTTCAGTGCTCGCTGCGAAACTTCGGCGCACTCTTCGGCTAACTTTATCAATAGAAATTGTTGTTTATTCACAGTTCACGCTTCATTCGAAAAACTGCATGCATTAGAATATTTCGAGCTTCAATCGGTTCTACAAATGTACCGTCTGCATTGGCTATGAGACCTTTGAAAAAGGAATTAGGCATTTCATCGCACATCTTTTCAACGATCTTTATACTTTTCTTCAATTCCCGTTTCGCTTTCCAACGAGTTATGAACATCATACTGGTCTCCCATAATCATATCTACGACCTGTTCCCGTTTGCAGATCATCTTTCGGTTCTGATCTCAGCGGTAGCGGAAACGGTTTTTCTGTATCAGTTAACCAAGAACGCCATTGATTGTCGAATTCATCTGAACTAATTTGATTTTTAACCAGCAAACGAATTCGTTCCTTTAGAGTTAACAACTCATACTCATCCCATCGATCACGGGATGCGTCTTGATTCCCTGCAAGAATTCCCAATCCACGAAGGATGTGATTACTTTCAATTGTTGGAGCTTTCTTAACTTTATCAGTCAGAGTGTTTCGCTTTCCGTCTGTAGATACAGTACGGATGATGTCTTCACCATCGACCTTGATATGGACCCCGGCTCTTACAATACCCGTCCCTTTGCACCACTGGCAGGCTTTCTTGAGCTTGTCCACTCCGCCACAGATGAGACAATCCTGGTCGGCTTGAACGATCTTATCTACCGTACGGACATACTGGGCGATGCCCAGGCTGACTTCTTTCGCGGCGTCCGCAACAGATATATACTGACGGCAGCGGCACTTCTTTGGGGATAGCGGTGTGTCTGCTCCCATTCCTTTCCGGTGCTGAAAACAGGTATGCACCAGAATTTTCTTAATTTCCATATCTCCCTTGTGTTCACGTGAAATATTAGAGGGTTATATGGCTATCGTCGCCGCTGGTCCCACCAGTGGCTTGTATAGTTGCGCCCTTTTTCTTAGGCCTGTGAGACGGCTTTAAAGGGCTTTTCATTGCCCTGTTCAGGCGAAAGATCACAAATTTGACCGCTGGACCCGTAATCTTAAGCTCTTCCGCGATAGCCGCTTCAGTTGCCCCTACTCTGTAGTATAAGTAGATGATTCTAACCATCCGTTCTGCCAACTTACGCTGTTCCGAGTTCGTAGCGGCTTTTGGAAAGCGGAGATGTATGTATTGCTTTATTTTCTGGTCATCAAGCGCCCACACGGGTATCCTTTTCATTCTTTCGGCGTGTATAGTAGCGCCTGCGGTTTTTATGATTCCGTGACCACCGCTTACGATGCCTTCTTTGCCGTCGAATGACTTTCTAAGATACGCATGCGAATCTAATGCCAATTATTCTCCTAGAAATTCTCTCCTCAATCTATCTTGCTCCTCTTTCGGTAGAGCTAACAATTTCTCTATGTTCAATCTCTGATTCCCTAAAAAGATGTGAAAGCGAGAAACTATAATCTGTTCACGAGTCATCTTTGTTTCATCCATCTGTTGGATTAAGATATCCTCTAGTCCGCCGTCGCCCTCACCTTCGGACAAGCCGACCGATTTCCATCCACCGTTTTCTTTTCGTACAAATATGTTGGTCTTCACTGTATGTCATCCTCTCGGAATAGATCATCAAATGTCTGTTCATCTGATTTGATGAAATTCTGTTGCTTGTAGGTCTCGTCTCCCAGGATGAACGCCCTAAAATAAGAATCGTTACGGTCGTCTTTCGGGTAACGAATACCAAACGTGTTAGGCCACTGTCTACTATTCCATGCATTTACAATCTGAATAATCTGACGGGCCGCAATTCGTCCTGCATCTTCCGCTGACTGTTCTGAAACACGCCCGGTATTAAATTGCAATCTTTGCCGAGTCAATTTCGCCAACGGGGTATATGTAGCATTGTGTTCTAACCAATCTAAAACTCGGCGCTTTGCTTCATCGGTTGTATCAAGTCGATCTCCCTTCTTTCCCTGTGCCTTATCCATCTCATCTACCATGAAGTCATTAAACACAACCCAAGCGTGATCGTTCTCAACCTTAGCAATCACGCATTCCTGTCCGACGACATATTGTCCGACTGATTCGATAAAGGTTGCGGAATAGCCCTTCTTGTAGCCCAAACCGGATTTCTTAAACCACAGTAACGACACATCTCTGATTCCTGATAACCACGAATACCTACGAAGTTGGCTGTCAAACGCAGCCATGCCGGGCTGCTCTGGGAAATCCACCGCGCTAGTTTTGATATCAACGATGAGCGGTCGAACTCCGTCTTCTTTCTTCCAATTCGACTTCGCAAGTCGAGGATGAACAGGGTCAACGTAGCAAACGATATCCAACTTCCCAGCGTCTTCAATACCTCCGTAATTTGGGTCATTCGGAAAGACCTCCTTCGCGTACTCTCTTTGAAAAACGGAATTACCGCCTAATGGGATTGGAAGAAATGGCTGCAATGCGATGTACAAACGCACCATATCTGTACCTATTTGCAAACATGTCTGCCAGTCTTTTTCTACTGCGGTGTAGGTGATATTCCCATTGGCCTGATGTTGCGCCCAACGACGCTTGAAATCCTCTACCGCTCCCTGACCGTTGTGATCGTGGTGGAATTGGATTGACTCCTCCAGGGCCTTTCCGAACAGGAATCGGGCTTTGTTGTCTCGTTCTTTCCAACCTAAAACTCGGCGCAGATAATATTTGTAGGGCGATTGATCGAAATCATTCCCCGCTGAGTAGCTGTGCTTCTTCCATGGCGTTCCCCTGCTGTTGATGTACAGATGTGCCATCGCTCCCCTCTACCGGGTCGTGACTGAATACGTCTCGTAACTCGGGTTCATAGATTTTGAACGGCTTATTTTCAAGAAACATGCTACGGTTCCCCGACCAACTGATTTGCAAATTCTCTGCTGCCCGGCTGCATGCTACAAAGAAGATTCTCTTTTCTTCTGGTAGCTCACCATTTTTGTGTGGCATCAATCCCTGTTCTGCGCCGATAAGAAATACATTCTTCCATTCTCGGCCCTTCGCCTGGTGGACCGTCGCCAACATCAAATCTTTCTCTTTGTGGCTCTTTCTTCCGTATGTCAGCTTTCGGATATATGTTAGAAACTCATTGACATTCATAGCCTTCTGAGCGGCCAACTTCGCAACGTTATTCAAGTTCTCAATCGGGTCGGAGTTCATCGGGTCTCCGGTGTTGCGGTACCGATTGTATAGATTATGATCTTGGATGATTTCTCGCAGCGCCTGCCCTGCATTTGTGTGCTGGCTCACATCTTTAGCCAAATTGAGAAGAGCTTTAACTTCATTCTGCTCCCAGAAATCTTTCTTGCCGAGGTTCTTGTATTTGATGTTCTTGGACGCCGCCAAACGCTGAACATCGAACAACTGTCGATTTGTTCTGGCGATGATAACTGAATTTTCCGGGTCTTTGATCGCTTCATCGAGCACCCTGCGAACTTCTATATCTGTATCCGGGTATTTTATGAGAACGGGGTCTACACCGAACTGGTTGTCTGTGGACATGTGAGACGCCAATCCGTTATCGACAGGAAGAATCTCTTTGAAAAAGTTTACGAGTGAAGCAGTACTTCGGTAATTCTTTCCGAGATAAAGCGTTTTTGCTCCTGGGAAAGCCTGTGAAAAGTTGGTGAGATTACCAGGCTGAGCAGATCGCCATTCATAGATAAGTTGATTCTCGTCGCCCACGACGAGGATATTTCCCCCGAAGAGGAGTTGAAGTAATCTAAACTGTGTAATATCGGTATCTTGGCACTCGTCCACAGAAATATATTTTCGTTTGTTCCGTTCTCGTACTTCATCATTTCTCTCCAATAACTTAACCGCTTCTCTCATTAGACTATCGAAGTCCAGCCACCCACGTTCTCGACATTTCTTTTCGTAATCTTCATACGCCAACGCGAAGTAGTACTCGGTTCCGACTGAATCCTGCATCGCTTGTTCCGGCTCAATCGAGCTTCGCTTCCATTCAGAAATCTTTCCCTGGAGAGTGCGGAAATTTGTCACCCCTGATCGCTTATAAATATCTACCAATTCGAACAACAACTGATAGTCTTCTCCGCGCACAGGAATAATTGTGTCGGTCATCTGAAATGGAACCCAACGACGTTCTCGCTTTAATAAGTCTAGGGCGAATGAATGAAATGTTCTAAAAATGGATTCTGCTTTTAAAATTCCTATTCGGCGGCACATCTCCTCGGCAGCGGCGCTCGTGAAGGTTAGATTAAGGGTATCCTTCATTTGAACACCCTTGGTCAACATGTTCAGATACCGTTCGAGTAGGACGGTGGTCTTACCAGACCCAGGCCCAGCGACCACCACCCACACCCCGTCAATAGCATTTACAACCGCCTGTTGCTGTTCATTAAGAATCATGTCCTGTGAAGCTCGCCTTTAAGATTAGCCGATAGAGGTTTCTCCCAAATTATCCCTTCTTGGAGATTTTCACCATGAAACTGATTCGTCTCCGGGACGTAGAATTCATATTCCGTTTCCGAAATATTGAAAGTCTTCACAGAACCGTCATCAGAAATTAAAGTGATCGTCGGTTTGTTATCAATTTGAGTGCGGCGAAAGAAAATTTTAGTAATCACAGTCCGATTGCCTCCTCAATATACTTGATTGTTTCCTTCGCTCCGACCGTCTTCAACTTCGTCTCAATCGTAGTCAAGTACTTTTCCCACTGATCGGCTGTTAGCTCATTGAAATTGGTGACTTCCGAGAACATGATTCCGGCAAACGCTCTCATCTTATCCTGATTGCCCATTCCTTCCTTTGGCAAGAATCCGTTTTCCTCCAATTCATTTACAAATTTAAATTGACGCTGGCGATACGGCTTCACCTGCTCAGGAGACAATCGTGGCTTTCCGGTCGCAACTGGTGCTGACGGTGGAACCATTATAATCTGCGGCAGAGCTTGAACAGCGGTTCCTGGAACTGGTGTCTGAACTAGTTCAACATGGGTACCCACATGCGCAGGAACTGTAATAGTTGCAGGCAGAGTTTCGACTGGTACTTGGAATACTGTCGAAGCTTTCACAGGCGGCTCAGACGGCCCTAGATCGACCCGAGCTTTACGAGTGTATTTACGCTTTTTTGGTTCTTCGGCTGGTGCTGATTCTACTGGCGGTGCAAACTTCGCGTTCAATTGAGCAATTGCATCTTGACGAAGCTTTTCTTGTTCTTTTGAAAACTCTTCCGCTACAGTTTCATGTACGACAGTTCCCGCTACATGATCGATTACGGTTGTCGCTATCGCGGTAACATCTTTTCCAGGTTCACTGCTTGGTTGCACAGTAGGTTGCGGTGCAACAGCCATACCCGTAAATGCAGTTTCCTTCGTTGCAACTGGGCGACTCGGATTCACTTCAGATTCATCCAAAACTCCGGCACCGACGAATTGCAACGTAACACGACGGCACGCTCTAGTTTGCGATGTCATAATCGCATCGTCCAAGTCTTTTCCAGTCAGGTCCTTAATCCATTTGGACCCGGTTGACATCTCCTGGCGTCCGGTGTTATCCTTAGCGGTCGCAGTGAATACGATAGACCCGCCAATCTCTTTATTGGTGAGATCGGTGATGTTGATTCCGCGATTGTTTCGAATGATCTCGGTCGCGCCTCGCTTCGCGTAGGCTACTAAACGACGGGGGCCATCGCCGTCCTCGTCCAAATAAGTCAGCATTACGAGATTAAGCTCTGGCGGCACGCCCATGTGGGCACAAACATTACGAATGTAATCTTGACGTTGCTGCTCATTCAGTGATTCTAGGTCATACAGCGGTACGAAGGTCATTCTCGGTCTCCTGTGGGTAGTACCTATAGTACTTTAGTTTGGTACTACCTGTCAAGTCTTATCTCGATTTTTCTCTAATTCATTGAAAATACGTATTTTAACATAAGAATTTGATAAATGATTTTTAACTGTCTGAATCGAGATGTTAAACTTTTTGGCGATCTCTTCATTACTCATAGTTTTAGACGACATCAAAACTTGATATTGTTTCGAAGTCAGAGTAGGGAGATTGTCTTCCGCCCATTTCACGGCGTACCGCGCTGATGCTTTTCTACGATTCGGGTCTGTCATCTCCGGTAATATTCTTACAATTTTCGAAATAGTCTTAGAGGACGGTACAAAATTTTTCAAACGATGTTTTTGCTGCGCCTGACGCCAGTATTTTCTCGGGTCTTCCTCATAATCAACTACTACAGCAAATCCTAATTCTTTTAAAATATCGTGAGTTTTCTGTTGATGGAGTTTAAGAACATCTCCACGCCCCTTTACTTCTACAAAAATAAAATCTACGATCTTACCTTTCTTTCTACGAAACGCCATTAAATCGGGGTAGCCGTTTTTCAAAACAAGGAAACCCTTTTTAATTAATCTATCTTCAACTTCGCGTTCATATCTACTCATGCTGAACTCCGGTCGGGCACTCTTTCAGCCCACAACTAAACTGTTTCTGACAGATCGCCCCGCAATCGCATCTCTTCATGTGATGTAGGATGCTCCCGAGCGAGAGCACACCAAACATGATCGCTACGAATGCGAAACCGATTAGAATTCTACTTTCTAATGCCTTCATATTTCCTCACTTGTGGTAGAACGTATCTTGAAAGCCGTCCGCACCTAAAAGAAGCGTAGGTGCCCAAGAAACAGGCCGACTCATAATCTCGACCATCTCTTCAACTCCAGGGGAGAACGGGTCATCTATGACTTCGGTAACGCCCTCATCATGTACATGCATCACTACGGGCATGCCCTTGTTCTCGAACTCAAGCAACTTCTCGGCCAAGATATCTCTGGCGATTCCTTGCACTATGTTCTCAAAAATCTTACCACCGTGACTGACGATCATCGTCCACTGATCGGTGTGCTGATCTTTACCGTAATACGTAAAACCTGGCTTATAAACATCCACCAGTTGGGTTTCGTATTTCGTGGCTTCGCCATTCTGATTAAACTCGACTGGCATGTCTTTCTTCTGTTGCCAAGGCATCTTCACGTTCTGAATCGATGCATCGAAATAATGCAAATATCGACCAGATGGTAGTTTGATGCGAAGAATCGGGTCGCGATCTTCAATCGTAAGTTTATCGATTACAATGCAATCGTCCGGTCCTATCTTTCGTATCGTACGTTCACCTAATAAGACATCTTTGACAGCGTTCTCCAACTTATACCAGATACCACCGCCAAATCCTGTTTCGGAGTTTGGTACTCCGCCGATCTCCAAATACGCCTCACGAAAAATCTTCACAACTTCGTGGGCCTGCTTCATTTCCATGTCTATGCCCATTCCTTCAGCATAGCCAAACAGCCCGGTCTTGATCTCGTCTCCGTTCTTATCGTAACCCCAACCGCCTCCACCTAAACGATAGATAGCGCCGAGCACCCCAGGCTTCGCAATCTGGCGTTTTCTCTTAGCTTCGATCTGAGCTTCTTTACCGTTTTTGCCTTTGTAATCAGCCCACAACTTCTCGTAAGGTATCCCAAACATCTTGCTAGCAAAATCGAGATATGGGTCCTTACCATTGGGATAGAACACCCCGAAATCATCCGTAAATGGATTGAAAACATCTAGCAGTGGTTGACACTGGGCGACCCACGCCCCGACTCGGGTTTCAATAGCGTTCAAATCGCACACATTGAACCGCTTACCTGACGGTGCTACGAACACCGTACGGATGATGTTCTTGGCAATGATCAATGGAGAGTAATACTCATCCTGTTTATTCTTGAATGCGATCTTCAGTCCATTGAAGTCGAGCGCGTAAATAAAATTACGGGCCTTGACAACATTCTTCATATCTTCGAATGTTCCGTCTGGACGTGCGAAATTATGAGGTTGAACCGCTGCGCCGGACCAGCGTCCGCATCGGGCGCTGCCCATGTAGATGAACATGTTTTTTATGGTGCCGTCATCACACAGATTTCGGGTCATCGTCTCCAGCTTCTTGTATGACGTTGAACTGGCCTCCATACGTGCCTTCAAGACTTCACGGCACTCTGGAGTCAACTCATTCGCAGTATCTTTGAGAAGAATTTCAATTTTCTGTTTACGGAGATTAGTCAAAGGATAGCCGCGCTTCCTGGCCCAGGGCAACAATTGCGCCTGGCTGTTCGCGTTTTCCAGCCCGGTCAAACGGTTTTGTTCCGCCAGCTTTTCGTCTTTGTTTTTCTGGGCGATCTGAAACAGATTTTGAACGAACTGGCGATCTGTAGGCACGCCTCGATCATTGACCTTCTGATCGAATATCCACACAGCCCGTTCTCTGTCGGGCAACGGAAACGCCCCTAACAGAGCTTCGCGCCGGGCGACTTCCAGTTCTGCACGCACATCCTGATCGCAGTATTCGCCCAGGACTTTCCACTCTTCTGGGTGCGAATTCCAATCATTAAAATACGTACCGCCGCCGTCTTTCTTTTTGTGTTTCTTCGGGTAGGAAAACAAATCGAGCATATCGTTGCCTCGTTTGTCTTTTCGTAATTCGCGGGGTAGCCCAAGAACCATTCCGACATCTTCCAAGTTCGCAGGCAACGATAAATATCTGGCGCTAGCTTGCGGGTCCTGAAATCTTTCGATTGGAATGATTATCCCGAGTACATGTTTAAAGATGTTACGTTCGAAGGCACTGTTAAAAGCGATGATAGGGATGTCTGGGTTCAGTAATGCGAAATGGAGATCATCTGGCATCGCGAGCCTATTTTCGCCGCGAGGCTCCCAACGTTTTACTTCTGGTTTGTCACTCAACGAGCGAACAAGAGCGTAGGAGAACATGAGCACACGGGTGGTGGGGTGAGTTGAGTAGTTGTGCAAACCGATCTCGCTCAATTCACCTTCACTAACGGTTTCAAAGTCTCCTACAAGAAACATTTTAAGTCCTCTTTAAAATTGGCTCTTCACGAACTATTAGAGATTGCGAATCATAGACATACTCATTCACAGAATCACCTGGATAAATCTCAACAGGAGTTGGAATCAACTGACTAGTCTGTGGATTGATCTTTTGGACGATTATTTTATCTGGTCCTAAATTTACTACATGTACTAGTGTTGTCATTTGTGTTCCTTTAGCTCACCAGCTAGTTTCCTGGTAGCAAGCTTGCTGAGATTAAACTGTGCCCCGCCTTCGAACGTAAATCCGAGTTCTTTCAACAGAGCCATTGCATACCACACCGCGTCCATGTTTTCGTCCATCAACTCAACTCGATGATCGTATGGATTCTGTTCGCTACGGAGAATCTTCTTATACTTATTGGCCAGTTCTCCTGCTTCACCGAGCAGTCCAAACAGACAATACTCGATTCCCTTCTGCGTTCCTTGGCCGGGATAGACCGCCGTCCCGTATGCCTGTCTCTGAAATTCATTCAAGCTTGTACCACCTAATGTGTATTCATTTTCTCTTAATTCTGGTGTCGCCATTTTATCCTCTGTATTTCTTCAACTCTTCGAACAGTTCTTCCTTGCTGAAAAATATCCCTGTAGCAAATTGAGTCATCACGTCGTAACGTTCTGGCTCTCCGTCAAATAAAATATAACCTGGCTTGCCTCGTCCAATCGTGTAGCCGAGTTCGAGATGACCGCTCTTCCCTGCAGGCATCAACATCACTGCGGCATCGCAGCGATCTAAATGCGACTTATCAAATTCAAAGATCATTCTAGCGCCGTGACTCTGGAGTGCCTGTTTATACGTCAAACCACGGGCTTTCGAGTAATCTCTCCAATAATTATCCGCGTCAGGTCCAGGACTGTACCAGTCCGCGAATGCTTCGAATCCCTGAGTCTGGAGTTCATTCGCAAACTTAGGAATCTCTGAATTAGCCAATGAACCGATCACGTAAATTGAGTGTATTACTGTAGCAAAACCAAATTGAAAATCGGAGGGCTTATCGCATTCAATTATTTGACCTGGTTTTACAGATTTCTCATAAGTAAAAATTTGTTTTTGACCGCCACTCCAACTAACTGTTTCTGATTTCATTACAACACCCTCAATTCCGGGACCGGATGCGGCCACTTCATAACAACAAACGTCTCTTTACCGTCTGTTATGGTCCACATGTCTACCTTTTCAGCGTTAGTTCGCAAGAACCAACCCATATTAATCGCGTCTCTCTGATGGAAAGGACTTTTCACAAGAGATTCCAACAACTGCTTTAATTGATCTATCATTGTTCGTCTTCTTCCGGGAGTTTCCTGAGCACAATCTGCTTCGGGCTTCCCTTTGCCCCTGTTCCTGTTTCAGCAATCCATCCTGCGTTAACCAACCCTCCATAAACACGTGCCCATAAAAACGTACCGTGTCTCTCTGGGTGCAACGCACGCTCTAGCTGCCTGGTTGTCATTGCTCCGCCATTACGTTGCAATAGCTGAATGATCTCTCCCTGCAATGCGCCTTCCTTGGTCGTGCTCTCGAAGGCAGCCAGATACTTCTTCACCGCTAGCTCGTAGTTTGCAATTGCCAATGCACGTTCTACGCAGCTTTCATCTATCTCGTCTTTGCCCATATCGATAGCGAAGTACAGCGCCATCTTCTCAACACGGTGAGCGGTACGATTCCCAATACGATTGATAACATTCTCCATCATCGTTTCATCGGAGATCGCGTAAACCGCCTGTTGCACAGCTTTATCAACCAGCTTTCTGGTTTTAACAGACGCCTCAACCGTATTAACAAATTTGTACGGCTTCAGATCGACCAGAACTTCCGGCTGATATAAAAAGAAAAAACGTTCATCCAGACCAGAACTTCCGCCTGACATGTTGCTCCACTGAGCGTGGAAATTCTTATCTGTGGTGCAGGCTATAAGACTGGTGCAGTATGTTTTGGGTTCGAAGCTAAATGTTTCCTTTCTACTCTTGATTGTGTTTGCGAATTGGCCGGATTCGTACATCGAAAGCAAGCTCGCCTTAAGCGTACTTCCTTCAATCCCGGCTTTACTGGTGAGAGTACTTAATTCGTCATAAAACATTATAGAATTTCGACAATTTGTTCTGGTCATCTCCAGGCCGAGTCCCTCTGTTGAACCTGGGGTCCATATCAGCGATTTACCTTCCGCGTTTCGAATCGCGCCACTTGCGTGACCGACTAATCCAGCTACGCTTAGATATTCAATCGCGTCCTGCACTGAACTAGATTTGATAACTCGGCCTTTACGCCCGATGCTGACCATGTAGAACGACGGGATGATCTGCTTCCCTTCGACACGGACCTTCAACGCTACATAGTTCAGCAACAGAACCATCGCTGGCATAAACATGAACTCAGGATAGCGACTATTAACCGCACAAACAGGTTCTACCAATCCGTCGCCTATGCTGGTTCCCTTCATAACCCAACGAGGAAAAGTAGGATACGGAATCGGCTTTACGATGAGCGGTTCTATGGCTTCTTCTGGCGCACCGTTATTCGTAACTGTGTCGAATACAATCGACCCGGTTTCTTTGACTACGTATCCACTTATACTGTTAGCGATAGTACGAACTTCACTTTCAGCAAGCGGCGGTCTGCAACGTTTCTCATTTACAGATAAACCGTAAGCGAACAACTGCTCTCGGTCCATCTTGAGAACCTGGCGTGCCTTGCCCAGGATGCTGGTGAGAGCGTTATTTCGTCCGCCCTCTCCGATGATCTCTTCGCTATCTAACTCAGCATGACCTGTCTTCGGTTCAGTCTGAGCATTAGCTACACACCACTGAACCAACCAATCGGGTGCTTCGACAATCGCCGCATCACGTAGAATCTCGTATCTGCGGCCTGAAGTTGGATGGTAACTGCCTGGAGCCACCACATAAGCATTAGCCGCCCGAGCGGACCACAATTCCTTACCTTGCTCATCTTTGCTCTTCTTATTCCCCATCTCGATACTTGCTGGGGTCTGCTTAAAATAAAAATGGCCACGGCCAGGGGAACTACGAACCATGAATGTTACAGGAATCTTTTGACCCGTCTGCTTCTCTATCTCTTCTGAAAAACCGGGACGGTCGATCTCTAAAAACCACACCCCGCCTGGACGAGCCAACGCCACACACGCGCCGTTAGCATCCAAAAACTCCTGGTCCCACTGATCGATTTTATTCTGATCGACAGTAGCGAGCGTCTCCCATTCATCGAGAAATGCTATTTTTGTCTTAGGTCGAAGTGGGATTACGGGTACACCACGAGCAACCAAAGGTTCAGCTATCTCTTTAAAAAGTCCCATTGTCCCGCCGACATTAAATTGTGCGGTCTCTCCCTGCCGTCAAGCCATTACGCAGGCTTTCGCGGATGGAAACAACTTCTATCAGAACTTCACATCTGCGCCCTGCTGTGTAGCGGGAACAGCAGCACGTTGCTGTGGTTGTGAAGTTTGGGCCGGGGCGATCTTCTTTTTGTTCTTCGCTTGCTGATCGGCTGGCTTATTTTTATCGCGAACGTAATCAACGGGAATTGTCACAGTTACTCCTGGGTCAGCGGGGCTGATACCAAGAATATTGGCGAAATCTTTTTGCTGCTGGCCTTCACCCGTCACTTCACGTTGAATAAACAGCTTTCTGGTTTGCCCGATCAGGGTCTCGGGATTCAACGTTAGTGGGGGAGCGGCGTTCAAAATCTGCTTAACAGACTTGTACAGGTTACTCTTCTCATGCAAGTTATTGTTAAAGCGTGCGGTCACAGATAACGGTTTGCCGTCTTTACCGTTGGTATTCAATACCCAAACAAATCGCACCATCGGTTGTGTCTTAGACTGACCGTTATATACTGTAGTTACATCACCCAGATCAACGATATCGGCTAGAACGCCGTGATACATTCCGGTGTTAGGCTTTTCAAAATTTGCTCCGCCCTTTGTGGTAAACATCAAATCTGTCATATTGATTCTCCTGTTAATGGTCCGCTATACGGACTTTCTACTGATTCTTCACTCTTTTCTTTCACGAGAAATAAATCATCTTCGCGGAGCACAAGAAGAATTTCCAATCCTATCTTTACTTCCGCACCCGAGAACTTACCAAATACAACTCGCTCTCCAACAAACACCGTTGGTTTCACGAACTCTGTTCCGATATACTTCCCAGGTCCTACAGCTACTACAACACCTTCATACGGCTTTTCTTTTGATTCATCGGCCAAATACAGATCACCGACTTTATCATCAGCTTCAACCCGGCGAACAATGACACGATCTTGAATTGCTCGTATCTTGATCTTCGCCTGCAAAGACTTATTTTCTTGTTTCTTCTGTTCTTCTAACTGTGCGTAAGCATCGGCGGCGTCATTCTTTGCCTTCTCAAACTGTTCTTCGGTCAAACCCTCCGCGAGAGCTTTCTTACGCATACGCTCTTCGAAATCGCTGTCTCCGCCGAACATTTCTTTCCACTTCTCATCACTTACGTTCGGAGTCGTGAATTGAGCACGAACCGCGCCACGGGCGAGAGCATCTCCTCCACCTAGTGTCATTTAAATCGCCTCCGCGTTTCTTGCAACTATGCGAATCTGAGTACTGTTGCGAACGGTCAGCAACTCTACCAAAGCCTTTTTAGTTGTATTGGGAAATATGCTATCGGCGTCTGCACTCTCTGCGAGAGGTTGCATTTTCTTTATAGCGTCTTCCAATATTCGAAGTATACGTCTTGTATGGGCGTATTCACGTTTTGTCAACTTTTCCATTAATTGTCTAGCTCCTCCGGCGTGTAATCTTTCTCAATCGAGATAGAAAACGGTGCCGATTGAATTACTTCATCTACATCTTGCTGCTTAACTGGCTTCCACCAGAATTTCTTATCTCCATTCCAGCGAAACTTATAGGGAGCCTGCTTAACCAAATCATTTTCTAATCTGGATTGATGAGAACGCAACACAACTATCGGACTCTGTGATCTCTCCAGTAGAAGTTTCTCATCGTATTTCATAGCGATGGCCAACACTGTTTGAGAGTCGGATAACGCACTATGCGGGAATAGATTTAGAATTCCGTGATCTGCGGCGACATGCGAAAGCTTTCCGGTCGGAACCTGCCACGGCATGTCGTAGAACAAGTCAATCCACGGTTTTTCAGGTAGAACAGGACCGCCGTCACGTTTTACCCACTCATTAAGGATGTGATAATCGAATCTACGGCAATTGTACCCGATCACCGCATCGGCGCTAGAGATCATCTCTAAAACCAAGGGTATAACTTCATCGGACTCATATCCAAAACGGTCCAGGGCTGGTTTTGTAATTCCGGTCAGCCTGGTGATCTGGTCAGTTATAGGTAGATCAGTTTTGATGAGAAAACCCAGATTATCTAAGCATTTCTTCTGGCCAGTGCTGTAGAGTATTCCACCGTACTCAATTGGGCGATCACTAACTAAATTGATGCCTGTTGTTTCGAAATCGAGAGAGCAATAAATCATGGACGCTTCCACTCTTTTCCATTTTTATAGAATTTCACTTCACCTGTCTTTAGGGTTATGACACAACTGATCGGATATGATCGCCAATTTTTGATAAGATTCTCTAAATTTTTCATTGAGTTAACGCTTTCTTTTCTTCCTTTACAGGATTCGACGGGTCTAAAGATTCCAGCGGTGTTTCAGGGACCGAGGCTGGGGTTAGTAACTTAACTTTCCCATGAAAATGGGTTATCATGTGCCAAGGTACATAAATACGTTGATCGAACTTCAAAGCTGTTCCGTCGATGATTTCATTATCGGGATACACGACAATTCCGGGATTTGTTACTATTGTCTTCACTCGATCATTGAATATCTGTTTCAGTTGTTCGTCATTTTCAATGCTGTGATACTGCTCTTTAACGAAAACAGATTTCGGAAAACCTTCCGGTCTCTTCCGTTCATCTATATGAGCTTCAAATTCTACGTAGTAATCAGGCATTTTCAATTCCTTGTTGGATTTCTGGTAACGGTTCGTCTGGAGCTAGCATAATCTCCAGGGTTCCCTTTGCTGGTAAGTGATGGGATTTCGGCCTATAACCCTTTTGAATAATCATCAATGATTTATTGTTAAAATTGGTGAACGTAATTAATCGCATTGAATGGAGAGGGTCTCCGGGATTAGGAGAAGCTTGAACTTTCGCTTCTACACGATGTTCTGTACAGAGACGATTGAACTCTTCTGATACCAGAGACCTTCCGTTTTGTCCTGGATACAACATCTTTTAACTTAGCGTTACAGGTCCGCCGTCGTGGAGAGCTTTGTTAGCTTGCTTTGCCTGTTCTGCAGCAATTGCAGCTAGTTTCACATCTCCTGGTGTACCTGATTGAATAACACGTTTTCTATCAGGCTTATTATGAACTCCGGTAGCGAGACCGTTAGCTTCGCAGGTATCTGAACAATAATTAAGTGTTCTCTGATCTGGGGTACCTACTCCGCGAAGAGTTAGAAGCCAAGGATAATCCTCTACTGCCTCTGTTTTACCCTGTTCGGTCGCCGGAAACGTAACTGTCTTCCCACAACCTGGGCCATCACAACTGATTGTTACAAACGTCGATTGTACTGTACTCAATTTATTCTCCTATTATATAGTTCCTCAAATCTCTTTAGGAACATTGTCTCTGCGTGCTTCGGACTCCACTGCTCGATTAAAACCCCTCGATCTGTTTCATATTGGTGAATATCTTCTTGAGGTTCCTCGAACGTATAACCCATAATCTGCCTCTTTTCTGTGTAGAGCATTACATTGTCCGCTTCTTTCACTGACGGCGGTTCTACTACAGAAAAACCAAATCGCTCTGCTATAGCATTTTGAACTATAGCTTCTTGACGACGGTATGCCACACCAGCTTCTGTATAATGTTTCAACGGACGATTCAAATCTCCGATGTAAGCTTCTGCTGCATCGTGCATCAATCGGTCGAATGCCTCATTCTCGGGGCCTAAGAAACTACAGTAATAACTATGCTGGGCCACTGAATAATGAAATTTACAATGACCCGTCCAACGACACTGATGTGCCAAGGCATGAGCGATATCCGTTATATCTATATCTTCAATGCGTGGCTCCAGTAAGAAAAACTGGCGACCACTAGCTGTGGCTATATATGCTTTTGCTTTATCGTTACCTTTTTTGTCGATCATTTCTCCAGACCTTGGAGGATACTAGTGTTTCCTCCGCAGACCGGGCAATTAACGGTACGACGTTCGGGGTTCAACTGATTCACTATCCACTTATGCCCTCTCTGGCAATTCATGATACCGTTAACGGGCGGTTCTGCTTTATATTCTCTCTGCGGCTTTCTCTTCACTTGTGTAGTCCTCTCAAATATTCCGTAAGTGTTATCCCAAATTCTCCGGCCAATGCCGCGTGGCCGTGCGGAATCTTCAAATAGAAATCGAAATTATAACCATCCAACGCAGTCTCTGAAGGGTGGTCAACGGGGCGATCACTTGAGTAATATTGGGTGCCGTCTTCACGCAGTCGAACAATGTTGACGTTGTAACCACCCCGTTGTTTTATACCGTCTGCCTCATTCGGAAATCGAACATCAGTAACCATTGCGATATCCAGATTGGCTGGAATCGATGCGAATAGTTTTTTAGTCCAATAATCCGGGTCCTGAGATCGACGGAATTCTGTCCCCCAAAATTGAAGCAATTTAGGATGCTTCCCATATGGAGCAAGCGTAGATATTTCGGGATTCGGCTCTGGTTGAACCCAATCCGGGAGTTCAACAATCGGTTTATAGTGAGAATCCACTATAGGATTTCCAAGATGACGATACGTCCAAATACCGCGCTTCAACGCATCGTTCACTTCTTCATACAGAGCGGTGGCAAATTTGAAAATACCTATTTTAACTTGATATGTATGAGTCGCACTACTAAGTCCTCGCCACATATCGTTTTTAGATTGGTAGTATTCCGCAATTGCATTTGCCGCACTATCCTTTCCCTGTCTCGCCTTGTTCCCAAATCCGATCAATAACATTACGGGCCTACCTTGTAAGATGTGATACCGTATTTATCTAAAACCATTAGCAAATCTTCCGGCATCGAAACTATTTTGTACGAACCTAAAACTCGCTTACGTAAATCTTCGTCGCTGACTTGCTTATGGCCTTTAATTGAATTAGCCAAGTAGCTGATCGCTCGAATATTCTCGTCAGTTGTTAATCCGCCAAGTGCTCCGGGGATGATATGGTCCATCGTCAAGGTTCCGATTCTGCGAAATGGCCCACCGCCGTTGCCTCTGAACCAGTCTGTTTCTTTCCAGCCTGTGATCGGGCAAGTAAAGTCAACCTGTTTCCGCTTCGCCCATCGCACGTAAGGTGGAATCCACGCTCTTGGATGCGACGGTTCAGCAGGTAAATATTGTCTATACTCATGCTGTGGGTCTAAGAGATCAGGATTTAGTCGAGCTTCCTCTTCCGCAAAAGGCCTAGCCCAGTCGTATCGAGACCAGTATTCATCTGGTGCGATCTCTGAGAATGTGGACATGTCATGCGATTCTTTCGAGATCATTCAATACGAAAGGATGAATCACGCCTCGAAATCCCACAGTCATGTGAGGTTGAACATTTCGTGAAATTAACTGCTGTTGTAATCTACGCAGATCATCTATCGATAATATTTGACTAGTGGTAATACGCCATCCAGGGTAAACAAATCCTGTAACTTCTGTTCGAAGTAATGGCACCGCAGAAACAACCGCTGCAGTGACCACTCCTGCTCCTAGACGCTTTAAGAATATTCTACGATTCATACTTTCTTTGCGCTCCCTTCAAACCATCCAACCACTTCTGCGTTTTGCTCCATTTTGTTCCATCGAAGCCACACCCATTGCGGTGACTTTCCGCATGATATCTTTAGCAGCATCAAGATTCTCTGGAATACTCATATCATTGCGACTCGCCAGATGTTTCAATTCTGCGAGATAGTCTTCCATATACACCGCGTATTCTTCAAAACTATGTATATGTCCGGGCCAACGGTAGTCCTGATATTTACGCTCACCCTCGATTGAACTGATTACTTCAGAAAATGTCGTCAACATTTAAACCTTCTTTGCCGAGCCTTCAAACCACCCGGCGCAATTTCTGCACTGATAACGTTGTTTCTTGCGTTGTAACGTATAAGCAAATCCGCGCTTCTGAATGTTATGTGAAGCGCACTTCGGACACGCCTCACCAACGATCTCTCCCTTATTTACCTGTGGATGCTGTCTGTCCCAGGCGCGGACTTTGTAATACAACTTTTCAAGTAGCTCCACGTCATGGGCATTGTACTGCTTCATCGTAACCCAAGACTCAGGATTACCGTCCATGCAACCACGCCATAGGTGGAACCCTGTGTGAGGAAGCTTACGACCTATCCCCAAATAATGACCTAAATCGTCAAGCTTGTTACTATCAAAAGCAAATGCCTTTCTTGCAATCTTTAAAGTGTCTATCGTTTTATAAGGTGTAGGAGGCTTCAGTCCGTGAATTAAGAATCTAGTATTGATTTTCGGAAGATCAAACGAATCGCCGTTTTGCGCGATCACGATGTCGGCTTCATCTAACAACTTCCATAAATCTTTCACAAGAGCCTTGTCATTCTCGGAGTGACGTTTGTATCCAGGGTAATCGATCAATCCTTTCGTATAAATTTGATCTACGTCGGCCCATTTGTAAGCAAAACTAAGGATGTACCAGTCGGATTTAAAATCAATTACATTTGCTTCCCACTTTTTCCATACCCATCCAAGCGACGGGGCAGTTTCTATATCCAGCAGCAGCACCTTAGCTGGCGTTATCATCATAAAGCTCCTTGTCGAGTCGTCGCTCTAATCGTGCGTTTCTTTTAATGACTTGAGAAATAGCTGCCTTACCTTGCGCTCTTTTAACTATCGAAAGATACGGAAACAGTTTCTTGAAAACTTTTTCAGCGTTAGTGCATACAACCATCGACCAATACGGTTTTGATGGCGGGTAGTGGTAAGGACCTTGAATAGCTCCTCCGATTATCCGCTTCAATCTATTGAGAACTGCTAAATGAGACTGCACTACTGCTATTTGAAAGTAAGAATATGATTTGATACCTTTCTTTCCGTTCTTTCTTGTTACTATTTGTACTCGGGTTGCGCGAAAATGTCCTTCGCCATCAAGAAATCCTGCAGCCCACGCTAGGTTAGTTTTCTTCATAGATAGTGACTGACAAACAGACCGCCGACAAATCCTGTGATCGCTCCCCACTTAAAACCTCTCAGCCAGGCGCGTTTCGCTTTAGCTTTCTCCAACTTCACATCATCTACATGTGATTTCTGTTCCGCAACAAGTGCGCTCTTCCCGTCCGCGATCTGTGTATTCAGTCCGGTGATTGTGTCCGCTTGTTTGTCCGTTATTGTTTTGCATCCATCTAGCTTTGTATTCAAGTCTTTAACATCGAGCTTCGCTTGCTGTAGGTCCTCTAGATTGTCCGCATCGGCGTGTGCCGCATCGAGACTGTAACTCAGATGATCTGGGAGATTAGCTCCCTGTGGTTCTACCTGAACTGTTCCCACACCCAACAACGCGTGAATTCTCGCAGCGAGTGCAGCACTGTCAGATTTATCATCTATCTGTTTTTGATTTGCGGTAGCGGTTGCGCGATCTCGCATTATCTGGTCGAGGCGCAGGTTCGTTGCTTGATTTTGTTGCTGGAGAGTTTGTAACTGAACTAACAGAAGTTTATTTGCGGTATCATCTACTGTAACTTTACCCGCTGCAGCCTGCGCCTGTACGGTGGCGATCTGCGCCTGGGTCTGGTCGTGCTTGATTAGAAAGTCGAGACCTTTGCCGTAGAAGTGGACAGCAAAGAACCCAGTGGCGAGAAGCAAGACCAGACGCTCGTGTGCTTTGAACCAGGTGATGTAACTTTCGAGGGTAGTTGTTATACTCATATTGTCTCACTAGATGTCTCTACAGTTGCGCCCTTTTCTTTAACCATTTGCGATAAGTTTTGGTTCCGATCTTCCCCGGATATCCCTGTACAACACGTCCCAGGGCCTCTGTAGCCGGATATGACTGAAGATACAACCCGGCACGATAGAAGCACAGCCAGGTCCACTGCCAGCGCGGGTCTTCGGCTTTGCCGAGAGCACGATTACATTGACTGCAGAGAATGCCTCTCACGTGTCCACTCCTATGATTGTGATCGGTATGGGGCTTACGCGGCGGGTCTATCGGGCGCTGACAGATAAAACAAACCCCGCCCTGGTGGGCCAGAATCTGGTCCCATTCAGACGGGGTTAGATCGAATGCTTGCTTTAGGTATCGTGCTCTTCTATTTTCGCGCGGTGTCATAGGGCCTATAAGAGGCCCCAATAGTTGCGCCCTTTACTTCGTAGTTGTGCCCTTTCCGTACATCATGAGAAGACCTGGTTCCAATTTTGATGGTGAATCATTCAGAATAGATGGGTCGCTGATCTTGCTCCCGAGTCCCAACAGAAGCAACACACGGGCATCTGGCGCACGATACGACTGCCAGTGGTGTTCATGGGCGATCTTCTTAAGGATTACAACCGTCTCAGGCCAGGTCCGACCGGATACATATCCATGTGCGATCAACGCTTCGCGAATCTGTGTTTGGCGTTTCTGATCTGGGGCGATCTGTTTAGAGATTAACGGGAAAGAAGTAACTGCCATCAAAATCATTATCGATATCATTCGATAGAGCACGGCTCCGCCTCTCCCTGAAAGTCGATCTCTTCGCCGGATGCTGTCTAACATTCCCGGCAGAAGACCACACCATGTCATAATGAGGGCGAGAATTTCTGCGGCGGAAGTCCAAGCTGAGATGCAACTCTTCGTGTGTTAACTTCCCGTCAAGCTGCGGCGGGAATAATACGCTTAGAATGTACTCGACCAGGCTTCTCATTTCTCCTCCTGATTTCATCAATAGATAAGGACAATATAAATCGAAGTCCCAATTCTCTGTCTGTAACAGAACTCACTCGCCTGCTGAATGAGCCTTCAGGAAACATACTGAAGAATGCAATTAACTTTACTTCAGGTCCGTCGTTCGCTGGGTCTTGTTTCATTCGATCTCCGAGTAGCGAAGAAATTGGGTCGCGGAGTTCGAATGCATCGCAATGCGGATATCGCGATTATTATCTCTCTCGCGTTCTAATTCTACGCGCTGTCTGTGGCTCTTATTGCCGTATGATTTGTTACACAAACGAGCCAGGAAGCGGCTCTTGCCATCAAACTTCATATATTGCGAGTCCATGACTCCTCCTAAAATTTTGACTGGTTTATTCCACGCTCTTATCGGCGGCAATCGTAGCCACATATTCGCTTAAGTTCACAATCTACCAAATCGTGAAGTGGTTATCGGTGAAACCGACCAGTCAAATTCAAGCTCTATTACGCTTTGAAGATTGCGCCTTGTTTCACGAGAATCTCATACGGACGGCAGATAGAGCAGTCCGGCGCGTGATCTGGCCACGGCGAAGTCGCAGGGATATACACACCGTGGTAACACTTCCCACCCATCTCGATTACACCACTCTGACCAGATGGAGGGACCGCGAGTTCCAAGCGGGGCGGAACATCCGCCAGCGCCCGGCCTGTATCCACACCAGTTCGGTATACATCTTCCACTAAAACAAGATTACGTGTGCTTCGCATGTTTCCTCTCTTTCAAAACTTCTTCGACTGCCCTGCTCGCATCCTCAAGAATTAGGATGCGAATCTGTTGTGGGAGTGTAGCCCATGCACGGCTGGCGATCTCATCGCGAATCCGACGCACGTTAGAGAAACGATGGCTCACTTTGTCTCCTGAAATTGTGCAGGCTGATCGTACGGTTGACGTGCGCAGTGTTCGCACGCATCTAGCCACGGGCCTACCTGGGCGTATTGTTTGCGCCGTTGATATCCGGCGTGAGTCTTCTTACAGCCGGGGAGGTTCACCTGGCACTTATCTTTTTCGTATCCGGTTGAGTCACTCACTGTACGCTCCATCTCCTGATATTAACACAATACAGCCCGATGCACAACAAATTCGCCGGAATTAAACCGTACTGCCGGACTTTGACAGCGATGTAACAGATCAACAAGCTGTTCACCCCGGCAACAATCCAACCGAGTCGCAATTTACGACCGACCAGGATTGTTGACATCACTGTCAGTATGCAACTGAGATAATCCATTACTGCTCCTGGATAAACTCTCGAACTGTTTTCTTCCTACGTTCTTTCAAAACCGGAGCCACCTCACCAGCACGCTGAGACGCGGCCACACACAGCAATTTGAATCCGGCGATCTCCGCTTCGAATTCAGTCACCACGCGGCCAAAATTTCTGAGAACATCGGCGGTCCTGGCTTGCAGGTCCTGGCGGTAGTGTGGGAACATGTACACGTCCAGGTTCTGCTTTCGGGCCAGTTCGAGAGTCATTTGAGTTGTCAACGGTTCCGTCATTTTCGATCTCCAATTCAGTGTGTTCGAAAATCGGGTGGCCTTCGAATTGAATGTTATCCACATTACCTCCAACCACGCGAGAGGTCCCTGGTGCTGCTCAGGTTTAAAGCTTGATGCTTCTCGCAATCCGGTTTGCCCACCGTTCAGGTATCGAACCTGGTCCTCTCTGGTACAAGCAGAGTATGCTTCCTTCACAACCACGGGAGTATGTTAGACATGTTCGATTCCTGTGTTGCAACACAGGGAACTGTGCTTTGCAGCGAGCCTAACACCGGGCAAAATATTTAACGAACGCAATCACTTAAGATGATTGCAAAACTTCCCTCATCTTTAGGGTCGTCTACGATTCTAGCTCCGCTAATTTCTTCGAAGTCGGAGAGAATTAACTTCATTTCAAAAATTTTATGAGGCTCAAAACCACTTGCTTCTTGAGAAGCCAATAAACCTGCAATCAGTTCTGCTAAAGTCATGCCGCCTCTTTTCTAATTCTGAATTTTATTGCCGAAGTAAAATCTGGTTTAGGACACGTAACACGCCCGGTTGCTGTCTGAATCTTCCATTCACAATCTTTATCCTTCGGGTAATCACGAGTCCATTGAACCGTACTTTCTTTTAAAAGAAGGTCACGCTCTTTATCGGAACAAAGAAAACGAACATATCGAAACTGCTTTCCGAAATAGTGCTTCCAGCCTTTTTCTTGCTGTTCCTCGAACGAAGGCCGCTGCGTTCGTTGTTTGGTATCCGCGCCTCTACTACGACGCTCTGACTGAAGCTGTAGTGGGTGGAGCCTCTTCCCCTCGGCGGTCATATAAACGTCTGTCCAAATGTAACCCCCGTAAAGGAAATTAGATGCCTGATAAATATAACCAGGCTTTCCCCACATTGCATCAGCCCAAGTGAACAGCACTTTTATTTCTGGAAATTTTTTCCGAAGTACTTTGATGGCCTGAGCTAAAAATAAACTCTCGGAGTTCCTCGGTTCACCGTCTTCCAGGCACATCTTTCCAATGTCTAAATAATCCTTCGATGCCAACGATGGGAAAAGTTTACGGATGGTATGCATAGGTCGAGAACCCCACCCAAAACTAATAGCGGCACGCATCGTAAACATATCATCTTCCCGGTATCCGCCGAGACACAATTTCGTTTGTCGGGGCATAACCGAACTGTAATGCCACTTGGTAACAAATTCTTGCATCGTAGAACGAGGAATCTCATCCACCAAATAACGAGATAAAGATTGGAGCGAAGGAGTCGGATTTGAACCGCTATCTACGATTGGAGTCGTATGTTCTACCATTGAACTACCTCCGCAAACTCTTTCACAATTTCTCCTGTCGGCATCTGTACTATCATTGCCGATGTTTTGTTTCGCCGTAAATGCTCTAACAAACTTTCAGCCATCTCCAAGGTACAGGGCTTCTTCAAATTTGTATATGCGGCATATTTGCCTGTAAGAGCCAATTTCATATACACCACATATCCCTGTGCCTTCATTGCTACCTCCAACACCTTAATTAGATGCATCACGCGCTACTCAAAGTGCCTGCCTACATTCAGTGGCAACGGCTACAGCGGTGAAGCCCTGGATGCATCTAATTAAAGTGAGGATGCAAGGATTCGAACCTTGATCTCCGTTGCGCCATTCCGCCGATCTCGCGGGGTACCTCTAGCAACGTCCGGGTCCTCTGCAAGCCCGGTAAAGTGTCATCCTCTACAAAGAATCCTATCAGAAACCAAAAACTTGTCAACAACTAAAACGTACTAGTACTTATTTCTTGTCGAGCAAGCTGACCGCGATCACATACACGGTCCCTGGCTTCGATTGTGGGCAGCCGCCGTCCCACTTTCTTGAACGCTTGATAGCCCGACGCGATTCAACAAAGTTGTACCAGTGTTGACTCGCTAGGCCGCCTTCTTTGCCGAGTAAAATCTTTTTGTGTGGTCGCGCCATGTTTCCTCCTATAGATCAGCTTTCCATTTCAAAATTTGTTCGGTCGGAGGCTGTACCATTGCCCATTCACGGACCGTAAATTGTTGTGTTCGGCGCGCCTCATCATACAAAATTACACCAGCGATCTCATAAAGCTTGCCAGGGATAAATCGATTCAGGCCCATCACGATATTCCGCATCGTGCTCCCGGTGCAAATCAGATCATCAATAATCACGATCTTTAGTTTCGCAATTTGAATACCCTCAACAAACTTCGTACTGTGCGAGCCATCATTCCCGGCATTCTTACGGACCATCAGCAATTCTTTATGCATCAGATGCGCCAACGGCGCAGCAATCAGTGCTCCGCTCATCCCACAGAACGCAATAGCGTCGAATTCAATCTTGCTGAGTTCTTCGACACACAGTCTAATTGTGGTGTCTGCCGCATCGCGAGGCAGACTGTAATTGAAATGTGCGGCGCAGGTGAAGCTCACAGTGCCTCCAAATTCCAAGCGTTTAAAACTTCCTTACGGGGCTTCGCCGGGCAGTTATCGAAATACACGCCGTCAACTATCGCTATAACATGGGCGATCTTTCGGTGCGAGCCTCTGACACGCAAAACAAAACGCCCGGACGGATACATATCTACAAATTGCTTTACTGTCATCTTCCGACGCCAAGACAGATCATGCAACGGTTTGAATCTCCCGAAACCCTCACGTCTGAATTCAGCAAATCCACTGGTAACGAACGCACTTCCTCCTGGTTTACGACCAGCCTGCTCCATCAAGATGTAGGCTGTGGGATATCCAATCCCTGATGCGTTCGCAATTGCACGCACGGTGCAATCCATATCATTTTCTCGCAAATTATCAGGTTTGCCGTCGCCGTCTGTGATGATCTGTTTCATCTCTCCCTCCGAGAAACTCAATCGAAGGCGCGGTCGCAATCCACGCCCTCTGTTGAATTACTTGGTCTTCAATTCAGCCATCCGCTGCGCGAGAGTCCAGAGTTCGCGATTCAGCCGGGTGTTGTTGTCGATGCCCTTGACCTGGCGGGTCCGGGCATTGCGGGTACCGAGATATTCGTTGGTCTCGGGGTCGCGCTGTTCATGCTGGTAACGCAGCCCACCGTTAACGGCGTTCTCTTGGATGCGGTTGAATACGGTCCAGAGATCATTGTTGGTATCGGCGCTACGTTGCGCCCTGAGAAGCCTCTCAGCGGCCACAGGCGCGTTTTCTTCGAAGCGGAGAGCCAAGGCACCTGCGGCGAGAATCTGTTGCTCTGCGGGGCTGAGAACGATTTGTTTCCATTCGCGGATTGCCTCCACGACTGTGGGAGCGAACTGAATCAGGTTGCGGGTGGATTCGATTACGCGGTCGATGATATTGCCAGAGTGGCGAACCTTGACAGACTGGACCAAGCCTTCGGAGACCATCAAACCATTCAGGCACGCCAACCGGAATGCGCCAAGTGAGAATTCATACAACGAAGTACCATCGTGCGAATTGGTCATCGCCAATTCGACTGCGGTATCGCCAACCTGAGTCAAATTCTGTTCCAGGGAGCGGAAGCGAATCATATGCTTGGTAAACAGTTCCTTGCCTTCGATGCGAGAAGTGGATTGAGATGCGAACACAGGAGCGAAGCCAGCGCGACGGAGTCCGCCGATAACTTCGATGGTGGGAATGAACGTGTAGCGGTCGGAGCGGGAATCGTGGGCCTGACCAGCGAATGCGGATGGAGCGAACTTCTGAATCTGCTCATCGGTCAGCGGTTCGTTGTTGCGGTTGCGATTCGTGAATCGGTTCATTTGGTCTCTTTTCTTGCTCGTAACGTGAGCAATTCGATTTGATGTACTGATTCTAGCATGGCCTGAATAACTGTCAACAACAAAAAAGTACTAGTACTTAAGATTTGTAATGCAGGACTTCGTAAAGCTTTCCGCCGTATATAGCGGGTTCAGTGGTTTTGCGAACTGTAAATGATACACCTGTTTCGATGGGTGAAGGGAATACAACTACATCATTCCGCTTGGGCAGGCGATCTTTGGTCACACCTGCGAACGCGTACACCCAAACAACTTGCTTCGCGGTTAGCAGATTACGAAATGTAATACCGTTCATACTGCCTCCCTCACAAACTCGCTACGTTTAATGTGAATATGTCCGCCAGCAGGACCGATGCATACAAACCATTCGATCTTCCCAGAGCGAACACGTTTGAAAGGCGTAAATACGCCGGGGAGGATATTACCTTCAAAGTCTGTCACGATATACGGACGATTGAAATAAATTCTCAACATTAGCTCCTCCAATCCATCACGTGCTGCTTATAGATGTCCCAGAACGTGATTCGCTCGTCTGTGGTGGCTGCGATTGTGTAGAGCACGCCGTCCAAATTCTGCTTCAGGTCAGTGTAGTCACCGATGAACATCGAACCAGCTTGCACGAAGCCATCGGACGTGATCTGCAGCATCTGTGGTGCTTCGCCACGGGGACCACGTGCGCCGTAATCCTGGCCAGTCAGGCTATCAACTAGCCAGCGCATCTTTGGGGACAATTTGAGTTTGGATGGTGACAGTTTTTCGATCAAGGTTATCTTGGCATCCTGGAGAACTTCAACACGCTTCAATTGCAGGTCCAGTTCGGGCACATTCAAAGTCCAATAACGTTTGGTGCCACGACGGCGAGACTTCACCATCAAAGCCAACTGGCCTTCGGCACGGTGTAATTCCTCTTCTGTTTTGTCGGAGAACTTGGAACGCATCACAGATGCGGCGTATTGAATCAATGCCTGATGTTGTTCAGGGAGCTTTACCCATCGATTAATTGTGGTATTCACGACTTCCTCCCTGGACGAGAATTCAAATCTTTGGTGCCGGAAACGACTGCAAGAAAATACTGACGATCAAACCGGGGATTATCATAACCAAGATAGGTTGCGACTGCGCTAGCTGCCAAGCGAACGCCACCTGCAGTTTGGCCACTTACGCCGTGTACTTCTATCTCAGTTTTCAAAGCTTGTTTGAGTGCGGTTGCGATTGTGATGTAGTCTTTGCGGGTCATGTTGGCCTCCTTAGTGCCTAGCATGTTCTAACTGGGACCAGTCTACTACGAAACTAGTTTGGTGTCAATGGTACGAATGGGCGCTCTAGCGCGCCTGCCATTTTGACAAGGGCGGCCTGTGCGTTCATTAGCTTGAGATACATAACTGAGTCGCCTGTGTCTGTCCAAAGTAAAAGTCTGTACATGCCTTGGAGCTCGCGCTCTGCGTTTCGCAGGGCTTGCGGCGTGCGTACTTTCCATGCCTTGCCTACCGTGTATTGAATACACTCATCAAATTTGTCGCCCCAGAAATAATTCATGCGCGCCTCCGTGCTGGCTTGGAGTTCAGGTCCTTTTCGCCGCGCACGACTGACAGGAAATGCTCGCTATTGAAGCGCGGGTTATCATATGGCAGCGCATTAGCAAGGTGCGACGCTGCTATGTGAATGCCTTCCTTTTCGTTTTCGTTGGCTCCGCCTACGCCATCAGTCAAAGCTTCGCGGAGTGCGTTTGCGATTAAGATGTAATCCTTGCGTGTCATGTGGCCTCCTTAGTGCCTAACATCTTCGAACTGGTGACAGAATAATGGACCGCCGACCTGGGTGCAATAGTACTTTGGTACTGAATTTCAGATAGTACTAGCTTTATCTCTTTCGCCCTTGAGAATAGCTTCTACCAAACCATGCTCAAAAGCAGAAAGAGAACTTGCTTTTCGATTGTACTTCGATACCGATTTTGGCTTTCGATTATTACGCTTTGCTAAGGGATTGTGCTCAATATTATAAACTCGTACACGCATGGCAATCGGAACTTCTGGGCTGTTACCGTCAACGTTCCTAATTTCATCTTGAATCGCCTCCTAATAGCGAGCTATCTACATCTATGGTTTGATTGCAGAACGGACAGTGATCTGCAGGCCATAGCGGACCTGGCAGAATTGTCACCGGGTCGCCTCGTTCTCCTCGGCCTACCGTGATAAACACACCCTCAGACAGAAGTTTGCCTAACTCAAACTCGGCTTGCGATCTGTCTGCAGCGTTAATGCGTCGTAATAATGTTTGACGCGCTATCCGGCGATCATTGCGGACGATCTTAATCAATCTGAAACGAATTAATGCTGATATTGGCATACACCCTCCTAATTTGAATATATCATATTTGAATTTGCTTGTCAAGGGAAATTTTAGGGTATGAATAGGTTTTCTGGCAGGAATTACGTCTATAAGTCGTTTATTTTCAATCCAATTGTGTCACCACAAATACCCTTTCGAGGGAGACGGAGAACGTGTCGAAGACAATCCGATCTGAATTCTCAAGTTTAATTGCATAATATCTCATAACTCCTTTATTATGTTATATTTATAAATGAACAATGATTTGTTCTTAAGAGAAATCAGATTGGATATGTGAAAGGATTATGAAATGATTGTGATTCGATCTGGGCCTGTGCAATTCAATTTGAGTCGAATTGTTAGGCTCGTGTTCTCCGCGTCCCTCATAAGGCTATTTATGGTGACAGAATGACACGAGAAACAAAGGACTTATATAATAATGTTGCCACCAAAAACCGTTTTCGGCACTAAAATATCCCTTTGTTTCATATTTCCAATTCAATTTGTTTGAATTCAAATCGGTTGCAGACCTGGCGCTGCGATTCTCATCGCGTATTCTGTCACCAACCAATGGTGACATAATCCAGGCCCGAAAGGGCGCAACTATTGACGCCCTCCTATAGGAAGACAAATCTCATGATTGAGACTGTCATCAGACCAATTCTTATCACTGAGACCTGGTCGCTCTGATCTGAGATTCACACTGAGACAGATATAAGTGCTTTAGTTTGTGATTGTTTCGAACTGTCGAAGGTGTTGAGTAACCAGTTTGACGCAGCCGCGCATTTTCATTGCCAAACTTTTCGTTAAATTCGGTCCGAAACCGTGTGTACCGCGACATAAAACCGAGAAAATCCGGCATATTGATGATAATGAAGCAGATAAATCGATAAAACAGTTCAAAAACTTATCCAGGAGCGCGTCGATCTCGTTCTGGGTGTAAGTATTCATTATACTTAGTCGAGTCAAGTCTAGTATTTTCAACAAGTTGTGCAAGTTGCAACAAATTGCAACAAGAGTTCGATCTCCTTTGCAAGTGCAATGCCAAAGCTAAGTCGTTGAATCGAAAGGACTTGTATGTCGTTGAAACTAAACGATGTCACATGTTACATTTTAAGTCCTTTAGAATGAAGGGCATACCTAGGAGTCCAGTCTCCCGGTCCGCCCCCAAGGGGTCTCCGTGCCCCGTATCGGTAACGATGGTGTTTTAGTATAGAAATCGTAATATGTTGATAACAAAGGATTTACAGAACAGAAGGTCTGAGGAATTAATTCAGCAGGCCCAGGTATCCGCAAAAGCTTTGTTATCGATCATTCAGAGATATACCCGGTCGTGGCCTGAACGCTTCGGCAGAGATAACTATCGTGTTTTCATGGAGAAGGTCGTAGACGCATTCGAAGTTTTAGGAATTCGTCTCAAATCAGACCCAAAGGATTTGTCTCACAATGATAAATGAGACTATAGTGAATCGCACGCCTGAGACATTCGGGCAGAAAGCTGAGAGACAGCGGTTGGAAGCTGAAGCCAAAGCGCGGATAGATTCTGACGCGATGGGCGAAGCTGTTCCGACAGAAGCTGAGATCGCCCAGGCTGAAAATGAAGGTTTGCGAGTTCAATATGCCGGAAACGCAATTCCGGTTTCGGAACTCCCTGAAGGGGCTGTTCCCGATAATATCGAAGAGATCGATAGTACCTTTCATGTTTTACCGATTCCCCCGGTGCCGAGCGAAGCTTGGCAGTTTATTAAAGAAGCTCAAGGCGGAAATCCAGACACGGTGATCGTCGGTAAAGCTAGCTTGACCCGTGACCCAGATTTGAAGATATTCAAAGATCAGGTGGTCGCAGCGTTTAAACATATGGGTGTTGACACAAAGAAGTTTTTCGGAGTATAGATGAACACCAACCCGATTCCCGGCGCAGTACCTAGTACCAGAGATTATCATGCTGTTCGAAATGGAAAAGATTCTGCAAATTGTGATGATGCTCTAGGCTACCCAGCGAAGCATCACGGGGAACACACCCAGGCTACGGTCCAATCAGGTCGAGGGCCAGCCGCAGCGAAGAAGCAGATGGGTCGAAATTGGTTAGAGGGAACTCCCGAACCTGATTTGAAATAGGTTGACAAAGGAAGAACACAATGGTATCATTCGTCAGCGTTGAATATTTGAAGATCGCGGGATATCTGGTTGCGGGATTTGCTTCTGCCCGAGTCTGGTTTGCGAAAGAGATCGCAGCCGGGAGAGCTTTGCTGAAGTATTATGAATCTCTTGTAAGACAAAAGGCCGTAAGTATTGAGGGTAAAGTGAAGGCCGATGCAACCGCAGTAGAAACAGCGGTTAAGTCAGAAGTTAAGAAAATTGAAAATAAATTGTAAATAACACTTGACAAGTTTTTGAAGTTGTGGTAGATTGTATTTGTGAGCGGGGATAGAGAAATCTTCGACCCGTGGGATGGCGACCTATAAAACAGCCACGGTGCTGAGACGCGGTGTTTTAACTATTCGCGCAATCTCGAAAGAGCAGCACCAAAGTTTCGATGGTGTTCAGGGCGATAACGGTGACGCGTCGGACTGTGAATCCGAACATAGCGAGTTCGATTCTCGTTGAACACCCCAAAGTTTAAGTGGCCCCGCATAGCAGAGATGGGAAGGCTGTCAGTTGCCAACGCCAGCACGATGAACGGCAGGTCACTAATTTTGTTTGCCGGGTCCGATTCCTAGGCGAATGAATCCGATCAACCGCCCAAGGCGCGATTCATGATCGGAACTTCTTAAACGAAGTTTTGCCGGAGAGACGCTGAAGTTTGCGCAGACTAATCTGGTGAAACCTCATGGCCGATGTCGGAGACCTCGTGTTTCCGGCTTCATAGGCTGGCCACCCGTTGTGACGAAGGCGTCCGGTTCGAAACGTTTGTCGCGGCGTATACTTTTATTCCTGGTCTAGCTCATTGGTAGAGCGCCACGCTGAAGACGTGGGCGTACGGGGTCCGATTCCCTGGTCCAGGACCAATTTGATGCATCATTGGGTCGGGGTGCCCTTAACACCCCGGCCTGTCTTTAAGGGAGACAGGAATGAAACATACTAAAGAGATTCTCGAATCTATTGTTCGAGATAGTTTGAGTGTTGCTGAAGTTACCAGAAGATTGGGATTAAAGAATCCTAATGGTGGAACTCAACAGTATATCTCAAAACGAATTAAGAAGTTTGGTCTTGATACGTCTCATTTTCTCGGACGGCGTCGTAATTGTGGTGAGAATCATAAAGGCGGCTGCCAAAAACGACACTGGACAGAGCGATTAGTAAATAATCGTAATGGGCGTAAAGAGCAGACTGAAGTTTTAAGAAGAGCGATGATCGAATCGGGTATAGAACATATCTGTGATACCTGTGGCATATTGCCGATCTGGAATAATGAAGTTCTAGTTCTTCAAATAAGTCATAAAAATGGAGATTCTTTAGATAATAGAAAAGAGAATTTACATTTTGAGTGTCCTAACTGTCATTCGCAAACGGAAGATTTTGCTGGCAGAAGTGGAAGAAAGAATTCTCCGCCGCTGGTGAAACGGCAGACGCACTCCGCTCAAGACGGAGCGCCCTTAGTGGCGTGAAGGTTCAAATCCTTCGCGGCGGACCAAGTTTGAAATTTGTGAGCACAGCGGAGACGGTAATCTCTCGGGTGCTTGTTCACCTAAAACGTTACCGCGCTTATGTGAATAAGGGTTCGATTCCCTCACGGATATTATTCAGTCGATTTCGCTGGCAGCGTGGCAGAGTCTTATAAACTCTTCTGGCCCTGATTAGGCTTGCCGGACGGTCCGATTCCGTCATCGACTACCAAGTTTGTAATACGTGAGACGGCGTAGACAGCATCGGTAGAATTCCGATTCAAGTCCGTTCTTCGACAACAAGCTGTCAAAGTTTTCTGGACCGCAGGTGTTACGGCGGCATAGCAGCCTCTTAAGCTGACGGGTGAGAGTTCGAGTCTCTCGCGGTCCACCAAGTTTTCGGTCATAAGTGTTAGCGGCAACATACTCGCCTTTTAAGCGATGGGTTGAGAGTTCGAGCCTCTCATGACCGACCAAGTTTCGTGGGGACGCAGTTCGAGGTAGATTGAACGCTTACGATATCCGCTAGCGGACTCGTAGGATGGTGTGGGTGAATGACCCGCAGGTTCCCAGAATTTCAGTGGATGGTTCGCATAGCGGCAATTGCCCCTGGCTGTAACCCAGGTGCCCCTTGAGGGCTTCCGTAGGTCCGAGTCCTACACCATCCACCAGTTTCTGAACGTTGACGGAGTACCGGGAGTTGTTAGTGGTCCGTCTCACAGCGTTACGACAAGACGCAAAGTTTCTATAGTCGGTTCGTTCAACGGTAGGACTCCTGCCTGATTAGCGGGGTATCAGTGTTCGAATCACTGACCGACTACCAATTTTGTAAGCCTCGGGAGAACCGATGCGCTGTCAGCCGGACATGAAGAATGTTACCCGGTGAGCGTAAGTTTCCGGGGTACCGTGGGCTGTTAGGATAATGGGAGTCTATCTCGCTTGCACCGAGATGATACGAGTTCGAGTCTCGTACGGTCCACCAAATTTTATGTTCGAACCAATTGTAATGAAAATTGAGAAGCGCCCGATATTTTATTGGGACGGAAAGAAGTTATCCGTACTGATGGCGACTATTAAGTTCACACATGTTCTAGCGCCTCCGGTTAAGGGACAACGGTTTCGAATTATACCCGATTAGCAAACTGGTCGTATGTTCTGGTCCTACAAACCAGCAGGAAGAGTTCGATTCTCTTATCGGGTACCAATTTTATGATAGTGACGATAGCAGATGTTACATCGGCAGCGGCACTGGCAGTTGATCTGATCGCATTGTATTTCCTGGTCGGTATTTGGAAAGACGACAGAGCGATGCGATTGGCGGCTGAAGAGAGTTTGAAAGCTCAGTTGGAATATTTAGGACTGAGAAGAAAGTGGTACGAGCAACGTAGTAAGAAAAAGGAAGACAAGAATGTCAGCGGAATCCAGGTCGTCACCGAACAAGTTCGAACTGACCCTGGCCCTGATAAGAACGATCTGTAATGTGATCGGCGTGATAGCGAGTCTCTTCATTCTTTATAAGTTGCATCATTGATTTTCGGGCTTGTCATCTAACGGACAAGGTACTGGTCTACGAAACCAGTTATTGGAGTTCGAATCTCCACAGGCCCACCAGTTTTACGGACTGTTCATCCAATGGACAGGATGGCACGCTTCGAACGTGCTCATGCGGGTTCGAGTCCTGCACAGTCTACCAAGTTTGACGATGCAGCGTGAACACCACGTACGGACGACCCGTAGAGGGCTAGTACAGACGTAGGTTGCGAAAGTGACCGGGCGTATCGTCATTAAGTTTTGTTGAAGGTTCGTCTAACGGTAAGACGTCCGGCTGTTAACCGGAACGATGTAGGTTCGAATCCTATGCCTTCAGCCAGTTTCGCAAGTGCCGTAATTCAGAGTTACTTCTTGGATAAGAACCCGAAAGGGTCGGCGGTTTCGACACCGCTATTCTTTGAGTGCTGTTGCCTTGCAATAATTTTAGATCGTGAGTGCCGTTAGTGTTGGGTTACTTCTACTGAAAAGCTGCAATGTGCCGAAAGGTGCAGCAGCTACAGACGCTAACGCCGGGTAGTCTCGGCATATCCTAATGCGCTTGTTGCCTCATGATCTTACGATGTTCTCTGGTGCCGTTAGGCAAGAGTTACTTCTCTGATAAAGAACGGGAGCGGTTCGAATCCGCAATTGCATCGTGAGATGCATCTAGTGTAATGGTAGCACCGAAAACACTTTCGCCGCTTGTCGCCCAGGGTACGATTTTAGTCGGATTAGTTTAACGGTAGAACGAAGAGCTTGTACCTCTTTGGCGAGTGTTCGATTCACTCATCCGGCTCCAAGTTTTGAATGAGAATGGTACGCAGTCCACGAAGAAACGTCAGAAATGTTGCTCCCATTCAAGAAGTTTTGCATTGTTCGTCTAATTGGGAAGACGCTGGTTTCGTAAACCAGTAACGTTGGTTCGATTCCAACACGATGCTCCAAGTAACGCCCGTTGGGAGGAAGTCGCCCAATGGCCAGAGGCGTAAAGAATATCGGCTTAAAGTTTTTGCTTCGATGGTTCAGTGGTAGAACAAACCCTTGGTAAGGGTTAGATCAGAGTCCGATTCTCTGTCGAAGCTCCAGTCTGAGTCTTGCGGGAATACGAGTTGGGTTGCATTTCCTACTCCCTCACCGAGGCGCAAGAACGTTTTACGGTGCCGTCGTATAGTGGCCTATTACACTCCCCTGTCACGGGAGTTTTCGCGGGTCCGAATCCCGCTGGCACCGCCATATTGAGGAAGTATGCCTGATGAATACTCGGTTGTCCGTGAAGCTAGAAGAAACGGCAAACAACCTAACGATTACTCTGTAGCTAGAAAACAGAGATCGGCAAAACTTCCAGAGTCAGATAAGAAAACTCTGACTCCGCAGTATCTGTTGAACCATGAGAATCATTTTGACCCGAATGTATTTACGCCGGAGCAAATGATTAAGGGTGGAGTCCTGAAAGGCGATCTCGACCCGGTTCGCGGAACATAATTTCGGCCCTATCGATTAATGGTAGGTCGCGTCCCTCTCACGGACGTAGTAGCGGTCCGATTCCGCTTAGGGCTACCAAATTTTGTGGCAACGTCATCTAGTGGTCTAGGATGCTTCCCTTTCAAGGAAGACACGAGGGTCCGAATCCCTCCGATGCTACCAATACCCGATTGGCGGAATGCATACGCTCTGGTCTTAGAAACCAGCGTCCTTACGGAATTGAGAGTTCAAGTCTCTCATCGGGTACCAATTTATGAAATCAACTTTTGACGGTGTACGAAGAGAAGCTGAAAGACGTAGGATGCTTCAAGGTGATCGCGTTAAGATTCGCGATTTAAACGAAGCTGATTTTGTTTCTTACGAATCTCTTCAGCAGGCAACACAAGTTGATTTTAAAGAATCGGATAATCTCATTTTGAGTATGGGACTTCCGAAAGAAAGTTTGGCGCTGCTGGCGGAACGGCAGACGTAGGGGACTTAAAACCCCCGGCTTAATTGCATCCGAGTTCGAGTCTCGGGCGGCGCACCAATTGCAGGGAGAATGAGATTCAAGCTAGACTCATAACCTAGCCTCCGTGGGTTCGACTCCCACCTCTGCAACCAATTTAGGAGTGCTATGAAGTGGACCTGGGACGGCGGTTTCCGAGCGCATGTGTTGAACCAAGACGGAACCCGTACTGAAAAAGTTTTTACTTCAGAAGCGCAAGCGAGACAGTTTGTTGAGCAACAAGAAAATGTTCAACTAGCTGGTCCGCACAAACCGCCCCGTAATGGCGCGGCGAAGTTTAAAATGAAATTTAATTTAACTCCAGAAGAGCAGAAATTGAAAGACGATGCTCTGAAGATGTTTAAAGGTTTATAAGCGATGTTAGTATAGTGGTAGTACAGAACGTTGCCAACGTTCGGGCGTCAGTTCAATTCTGATACATCGCTCCAAGTTTTTAAGCGGGTGTAGTGTAGCGGCAGCACATCATCCTTCCAAGTTGAGAGGGTCGGTTCAAATCCGATCACCCGCTCCAGTTTTAAAGTATAGGAGAACACATGATGGCAATTGACCCCGCATTGATCGCTTCAGGTGTTGCACTAGCAGTTGCTGCTGTCTCATTAGTTTTAGGTTTGAAAAAGTCCGGTGCAGTTGGCCCGGCAGGTCCGCAAGGATTACAAGGCGTCCCGGGTCCAAAAGGTGCTGACGGAACAGCCGCTGCAAAAGGTGATAAGGGCGATAAAGGTGATGTAGGCCCAGCGGGTCCGAAAGGTGACAAGGGTGACTCTGTAAAGGGTGACAAGGGCGATTCAGGATTGAAGGGCGATAAAGGCGATCTAGGTTCTTCCGGCGCTAAGGGTGATGTAGGCGCGAAGGGAGACAAGGGCGATAAAGGCGATTCCGTAAAGGGCGATAAGGGAGATAAGGGTGACTCCGGCGCAAACGGAAATAACGGTTTGAAGGGTGATAAAGGCGACAAGGGTGACAAGGGCGATAAAGGGGACAAGGGAGATAAAGGCGATCACGCTTAATTTTGCAAACGCGCCCGTGCGTATCGCGGGATATTCCGGTCACTGCCGGACGTTTCGACCGAACGTGATCTGAGTAATCTCAGAAGGCAAATTTTAGGGGAATCGTACAACGGAAGTACTCTGGTCTCCAAAACCAGTTATGGGAGTTCGAGTCTCTCTTCCCCTGCCAGTTTCGGCTCTGTCGTTCAATGGATAGGACCGCTGACTTCTAATCAGCGTATTCGGGTTCGAATCCCGATGGGGCCACCAGTTTGTAGCTACGCGGTTGGGTGTGCCGCAATCACACCCAGCACTCTATTGCGGAGAGTTGAATGCCGTTTAAGAACAAAGCAGATCGAAAGAAATATCGTGCGAATTACATTCGCAAGCACTATAAAGAAAACAAGCAGTATTATCTCGATAAAGCCGAGGAAAGAAAGCAACGACTTTATAAAGATATTATTGTAGTGACAAAAGATAAATCGTGCGCAGATTGTAAACATAGATTTCCTACAGTGTGTATGGATTTCGATCATGTAAGAGGAAAGAAGCTGTTTAATATATCAATAGGATATTACGGTGTTTCTATCACAGCTTTGTTGAAAGAAATTGAGAAATGCGATGTTGTTTGTGCGAATTGTCATCGTTTAAGAACAGCATCGAGAATTTGACTCTATCGTCCAAATGGATAGGGCGTAACTTTCCTAAAGTTACTATCAGAGTTCGAATCTCTGTAGAGTCACCAGTTACACGCCGAACAAGGGACCAGATTAATGGGCGGCACATTTAAACGAGCAGTGCCTTGTCAAATGCTCGCGGAGACTTATGAAATTTCTTCGCGGATTGATTTTCGCTTCATGCTTGTTAATCGCATCATTTGCGACGGCGCAAGATAAACCAGCGCCTAAGGGTTATGATCTAGGGTCTTGTGCGCCAGGTCAATTTGCGGCAGCACATGTTGTGGTAGTAAATAAAGATTTGAAGATAGACTGGATTAGTACAGCGCCAGGCGTTACTGAAAAGCAAGATCATCCGGTGTTATATGAGTTTCAATCGAAGGATGATTTAGGTTCTCATTATCTTTATGTGAACGCAAAGAAGCGAAAGCTCGAATTGGTTTTGAATTTTAAAAATAGCGTGGGCGTTTTTTCAGTAGACGGTGAAGCCCAAGCGGTCATCTTTATTATGGAAGATGACGATGCTTCGAAGTTGGCAGAAAACGCAATGCAAGAGTACAAGTCATGCGTTGAACTTGTTAACGGAGCATCAGATAATTAAGTTTAGGGTGAACTAGACTATCACGGGAAACCGAGGAAGTTCTGGACACATTTCAACGCTGTGCCGTGGAAGTTGCGGGACGCGTAAGCGTACGGGTAAGGCTTCGTACCCATATAGCGGTTGATTAGTTTTTAATCAGCCGTTATAAGGGTCATTCGAGCGAAGGCACTCCACACAGGTGCAATCTCAAATAGGGCCAGAGCGTTCGTTGGACGTGATGAAGGCCGGGTTGAGAGCGAAGATGGATGATGGTCACTGGCATAAAAACACCAGCACAGAATCCAGGCTATTGTTCACCATAAATACGGAGCGGTGCCGAAATGGTAGCCGGACGAGTTTGCTAAACTCGCGTGTGAAAGCACGTGGGGGTTCAAGTCCCTCCCGCTCCGCCAAATTTTAAGGAAGACGGCGACCGATGGCGGTCAACTGTCTTGAAAACAGCGCCTCGTCACTCAGCGGCGGGACAGAGTTCGATTCTCTGGTCTTCCTCCAGTTTCACGGTCCGAGGGGTTCGCCCCGGAGACCACCATCCCTGGCTGACGCGTAAGCATTGGTCGGGGACCAACTACCGGATGTCGAAGTGGTCGAGACGGCAGTCTGCAAAACTGCTCTTAGTGGATTCGAGTTCCACCCGGTAGTCCAATTTTATTGATCGATGGTGCAACGGTAGCATTTCGGGCTTTGAACCCGTAAGATGAACGTTCGAATCGTTCTCGATCAGCCAATTTATTGACAGATGGTGCAATGGTAGCATTTCGGACTCTGAATCCGTAAGATGAACGTTCGAGTCGTTCTCTGTCAGCCAAATTAAAGAGGAATCGTGAACGGAATTATAGATGCATTGAAAAAGATTCCGCTTCACTTTTTCGGTTTTGGAATTCCTGTCGGCCTGGCTGTATATTTTCTTGGCTGGAGTGGTTTTCTTGTCTTGGTAGCCTGGCGTGGATATGAAGAATATCTTGATTATCACCAAGGTCGAGATACCTTTGGAAAAGCAGGTATTGATTTTTGTAGTCAAATAGCCGGAGCATTCTGGGCAGGAATGTTTAGATAATTTTATCGGGGTGTAGGTCCGTAATCTGGCAGCGGTCTGCTTTTGGAAAGCAGTGGAGAAATCCCTTGAAGGTTCAATTCCTTTCACCCCGACCATTCGAGTAATAGAGGAGCCTGGCTTATCTCGCCCCCTTCGGAAGGGGGAGCACACTGGTCCGAATCCAGTTTACTCGACCAATCTTAAAAGCCGTCTCTTAACCGAGGCGGCTTTTGTGTTTCTATCAGTTAGCAAGTCTGAACCCACCACAGCACGCCGTTAATCTTCTGGCATTACACTTTCACGTAGTTCAAGTAGCGAGTATTTTATTTCAGGAGATTTCTATGGCAATTCCTTCAGTAACAGCAGGGGGTATCCCTGTCGGTCGCGCTCAGTATATAGATCAGGGCGAACATTTGGATGTAAGTCAAGTTCTAGCACCGGGTGGTTCAGTTAACGCCGGGCAGACCTGGAATAACCAACTTTACGGCCAGGCGATGGCGCAGGATAACGTAACTGCCCATGCTGGCGGAGGTCAGGCAAGTGGTGTTCCTGTTGTAGGGCCACTTATTCGCGTGACTACGGTAGCTACCGCCGCTGATTCGATTACTCTTCCTCCGGCAATTCGTGGTATGGAAGTAGTCGTTGTTAATGATGCGGCGACGAATTCTATGAACGTTTTTCCAGCAAGTGCAGCACAGGGCGGTGCTGCTGGTGGAGATACCATCAATGCTTTAGCGGCAAACGCCGCATTTGCTGTAGCGGCTTTAGCTAGCAGTGGTGCAGGGCCGACAGTATTTTTCTGTTTCACGAACGGGTTCTGGCGTACTAAGTAAGTTTCTGCGGGGTCATTCTTAACTGAGTGGCCCCGCTTTTTGTGTTTTAGGGCTGTAACACGGCCATGTTAATTATCACGGCCAGGATACGCGTATGTGGGAACGTCTCTGTGCGCGATGCGGTCGTATGTTACGTAAGAAAACAGGTGAGCAGTTGATCTGTGTTTGTGGGTGGATTTGGAGATAAGATGGGCGTAGCTCTAAGACAGCAAGTAAAATCGGCGGCTATTTCTTTTACTACAACTGGAGACAATACTATTGTTGCGGCTGCGACAGGTAAACTGATTACAGTTGTTGCGTTGCTTTTAGTTTCTACAGGAACGACAAACATAACAGTTAAAGACGGCACAGGTGGGACGGCTTTGAGTGGTGCTATGCCTTTGGCTGCTGGAGTTCCTTTGATTCTTAAGGTGGACTCCACCGTGGATTGGTATTCAACATCAGCAGCAGCAAATAATTTGGTTTTGAATCAGTCAGGCGCTGTTCAGATTAGCGGAACAGTTTGGTATGTACAAAATTAATTAGATGAGGGCGTATGACGGTTTTACAGTATCAAAATCCTACGAGTGTTGATGCTGTTTTAGATTCTTTTTTAATTAGTGCAGGTCCTCCAGAAGTTCGTAGAGAAGTTCTTGTAATAGGTGATAGTTCAGGAGCGGTTGTTGGGCTAGTGTCCGGCAGAGTTCCAGTAGACGGAAGCGGAATAACACAACCTGTTTCTCTTTCTGGAAACGTTACGGTTATTCAATCTACCGCAGCGAGTTTGAATGCTACTGTAGTATTCGGTTCTCCGCAACATGTTATTGTAGATTCTGCGGTTTTAGGAACTGTAACAGTCGCAGGCTCTGTTTCTGTGATAGGAACTTCGACTGTTGATGTTACAGATCGGGCAGCGCGACTCGTTGGTGTTGTGTATGGTTCGCAAGGCCAGCAAATAAAGCAAACTGCTACTAATTTTAATCTTCAAGTTGAGTTAGCAACTGGCGGGACACTTTATGACGCCCGACAGATTCGTGCATTAACTTCTGCTGATGTCGTAATGGCTAATCAAGGTGGCGCACCTTGGTCTGTTACGCTTCCGGCAGGACAGGCCGTAGAGCTTCTTGATAGCGGCGGAACAAATAAAGCTAGTATTTCTGCATTAGGTGCTATAAAAGTTGACGGTTCTGCTGTAACACAACCTGTGAGTATCGCTGCCACGGTTTCAGAAAACTTGGCGCAACTTAACGCTATTGCTCTTGGTTCTCCATCAGCTTATGGAACTTCTCCAGGCGCGGTGAATGTATTAGGTGTGAATGCATTTATTACGAATACACCAGCGGTAACTTTGGCGTCTACAACGATTACCGGAACTGTAACTGTTTCAGGGACAGTAACAGCAAATCAGGGCGGAGCACCTTGGAGTGTTACATTTCCATCGGCGCAGGCTGTTACCCTAACCTCTACAACTATTACAGGGACGGTTGCCGTAACTCAAAGTACGTCTCCGTGGGTAGAGAATATTTCTCAGTTCGGTGGAAATCCGATTGTTACGGGTATCGGTATTAGTGGCGTCGGTATTCCTCGTGTTACAGTTAGTTCTGATTCTTTTCCAATTACTCAAGCTGTAACACAAAGCACATCGCCTTGGAGAGATCAATTAGTGGATGAGTCGGGAAATTTTGTACAATTTTCTGAAGAAAGAAATCTTTATCAAGCTATTTTTATGGAATTGAGAGCTATACGACTTGGCATACAATCTATGGCTACTGAAGTAGATGGTAATTTGATAGAATTGGCTCAAGAGTACGACGAAGATCAATCTATCTAATTAAGGAAGTAATTCATGCCGCAGCCAGTTAAACTTGTCGGTGGACAGACTAGTATAGTTTCAGGAGTTGAACAAGCAGTTGACCCGCTTTACGGGGCTGCGCGTACAGTTAATCGTCCTCTTGATTATACTTGGCCGCAAGGAATAGTTTTAGGTCATTATCGAGCGGTTGGTTTTACGTCTGCTATAGCACCTGCTGCTAATTCAAACTTAGCAGCTTTTCGATGGACAGATGTTTCACGATTAGGTGTTCTTACTCGTATTTCTGCGTCTATCGCAGTAGTTACAGCGGTTACAGCACAACGAGTGGACCCTCTTGCGGCTTTTATAGTACGAGTGTATACAGCACGTGATGTAACGAATGCGACTTCAGTAGCATTTACAGCAAGTAAATCTCAGACAATGCGAACTTCAATGGGTTCGTCAATTGTTGGAAATATCGATGTTTCTAATCTTGCGGCGGGATTAACTGGCGGAACTAAACTTGTTGATACTAACCCAATTGGTCATCTTGGTTTGAGCGGAACAGCCGCTATAGTTGGTTTAGGAACCGGAGTCTTCAAGGGCGATATTTTTAAAGCGGATATAGCTAACGGCGAACACCCTATAGTGCTCGCTTCAAATGAGGGCGTTCTTATTCAGTGGGGAGCGACAGCTTTAGCGACGGGAACGGTAATCGCTACTATAGAATTTGTGTGGGCGGAGTTGCCTGTATTCTAAAAGGATTTAGAATGGATATTAATAAAATTTTTGCTGAACTTGGGCGAATGCATCTTGAGATCGTGCAGTTGAGAGAACAATTAGCGCAGGCCCAGGCGCAATTAGCTGAATTGAAGCCTCAAGTACCGACTTCGGCTCCGGTGGTTTAAACCGGAGGTTATGTGCCTACAGTTGGAGTGCTGGGACAAACACGACGTTGGTTTATATATCCTGGCGGCGGAACAACACAGATAGGTTTAATTTTATATCAAAATGTGTTTACGCCTACTTCGATGCATAGCTATCCTTTTGCAACTACTTCTGTTACGTTAGGCAGCACGTCTAATACATTTGCTTATATAAGCGTAAGAGGAACTCGTTTTGTGTCGGGACAATTTGGGGTTAGTTCAACGAATCCATCAGTAATACAGGCGTCTTCTCAGGTGCAACTATTCGGACAACCGAGTGTTTCTCCCAACTTCTTGACGACACTTAAGAGAGCAGATGGGTGGGGCGATCTAGGACAGCAAGATTTTCCTAGACAACTTTTGGTTTACTCTGGCAGTGGTTATGCTGTTGGAGGAACCTATGTAGTTGCGGCTGGTGATGCGGCTACTTCTCCATCAGGACCTAAAACGTTGTGGTCTATAGTTCTACCGATAGAGAGTGTACGTCTTTGGAATTCTGGATATTTTTCTCAATGGCAGTTTTCTATAGGTATGAGTCTTCAAAGTGGTTTATCTGCATCGGTACGATTGATGCAATTCGAGTTTCAGTCTGTGTTTAGATGAGTAGGAGTTTTCATGGCAATCTCAACAGTAAATATAGCTAGTCCGGCGAACGAATCGGTATTTAACGATACTGTGATGGGAAATGCCGTAGATGGTATCAAGGCATCTTCTGCTGTGGTTTTTAGTGTTTTTATAGATAACACAGCAAACGGCGCGGCTGCGTCTTATGTTAAGTTATTTAATTTAGCGTCAGGCTCCGTGGTTGTAGGAACTACAGCACCAGATGAGATTATTTACGTTCCAGCAGCGTCTAAAGTAACTCATATTTTGTATACCGGAGCAAATCCAGGGAAGACATTCGGAACGGCATTGAGCGCAATTTGCGTGACTACGGGTGGAACGGCTGGAAATACTTCACCAGCGAGCGCGGTTCCGGTTACGGTTAATTACCAGTAAGTTTAGGAGATTTATTATGGGCATGATGTCTTGTGAAGAAACTAAGGGCGGGGTAGCGAAGAAAAAGCCTGCGATGGTCAATTCTCAGCCTGGTTCTACATCGCATGTAGAAGAGGCACTCGGCGGAAAGATGAAAAAGAAAATGCCTCCGGCTCATGTCGGTTTTAGCTCTACCTCGCATGAAGATGAGGCGTTAGGCGGAATGGCAAAGAAGAGAATTTCTTCCGGTGGAAGCGGTGGAAACAAAGCCTTGGGTGATGCCAAGGGCGCTGCATAATATTTTCTATTCTACGGAATAGGAAAATCAACTGACCTTAAGAATCGAGCACTTGGTCAGTGTGCTCTATAAGGTGAAACAATGATGCATAAGAAAAACTTTGTTTGTGCGATTAAAGTCGATGGCAAGGTCTTGCGTGAATCAAATGATCGTGTGGAACTTCCATTTGGAAGTGAATATTCAGTTCTATTGAAGAACTTGGATACTGTTCGCATGCAAGCTCAGATTAGTATTGACGGGCAGGATGCTACAGGTTGGTTAGTTGTTGGTCCGGGGCAGTCTGTAGATGTTGAGCGTTTCTTTCGCCAGAATTTAGATCGTGGAAATCGTTTTAAGTTCATCGAGCGTACAGAGCGTATTGAAGAGCACAGAGGCGTAAAAGCGGAAGACGGCTTGGTACGTGTAGAATTTAGGCGTGAGAAGGTGTATGAATATCCGAAGATTGTGGAACATCATACATATTATCACTATACTTGGCCTTATTACTATACGCGCCCGTATCCGGGGTCAACAAATTTCTGTGGAACGATTATTCAACAATCCCAGAATTCTAATAGTCAAGGGTCATTTATATCGCAGTCTGGTGTCTTCCAGTCTGGGGTACAGGCAAATACAAGGTCCGCAACGGCCAGTTCAATTAGCGGCTCGTCTCTATCATCGATGAACATGATGAGGGCGTCTGAGCCTATTAATGATGTTGGTATTACGGTAGACGGTTCTATTAGTAATCAAAAGTTTGTAAATGTGAATGGTTTCGAATGCGACCAATCCGAAGTTATTGTGTTGCATCTGATCGGTCGTAAACAGCAAGTGTCTGTGAAGGTTGCTAAGACTGTAGATAAGAAACCGATGTGTGATGTTTGCGGTAAGAAAAATAAAGCGATATCAAAGTTTTGTGCTGAATGTGGCACGTCGTTAGAAGAAGTTTAGGTTACGCCTAAAAGGCGTTTCCTAGTAAAGCCCTGCCGAATTGTTCATAGAATCCGTAAGGATTATTAAAGCGTCTCGGGTGGGTTCATAGAGGAGAAACATGGGCGTAATTGCACAGTATCAGTTGAGCGTGGCGGCACCTTCTACGGTTGGTGGAACCAGCGGCTCATTGCAGTATTTTTTCAGTAATCCACCGTTGTCATTGTGGAACGTTGGTGCAACAGGTATAAATACCCCGCAGCAATCTTCACAGATCGGCCAGGTGCCATCATCAACAAACGCATCAGGTCAATTGATGATCTATACGCAGTCGGGAACTCCGGCTGGTGTTAACTTTGTAGTCGGCGGAACAGGTGAAGGTAAGTTGCTTGGGCAGCGTTTCCGTGTATATGCATCAGGTGTAGCGTCATGCACGACCGGAACACCTACAGTAACCCCGATTGTTCAATTGAACAAGGGAACCATTCCGTCACCGACTTATGCAACGCTGGCAGGTAACGTTGCATCCGGTGCATTGGTTGCGGCTCAACCTGTTGCGTTTTCAATCGCAGCGGATTTGATGTTGGAACCGTCATCAGCAACGATTTCAGGATTCTTCAAGTATACGTTTGTAAGTTCAGCAGGAACTGCTTCACAGGCTGCTGAAGCTACAATCACTCCGGTAACTGGCTTGGTCCTAGCTAACGCTCAGGGTAACGCTGGGTTCGGTTTGCTTGCAGGTATCACATTCAGCGCAGGTGGTGTTGGAAACAGTGCCAGCTTGTATGAATTCAAGATCGTTCAGGATTAACCCATTCTAGGACAGTGACGGGCCGCATTAGATTAATTAGCGGCCCTCCTGGTCCAGATTGTGTGAAACCCACGGCACGCCGCGTTATAGCCGCGACATATTTATAGGGACCTATGTTCAACCCAGGCTCGATGACACTGGCCGAACTAAGTTCTGTTGTTAGGGATTTCGGAATAGTTGGTACGTTGGTTATGGTTGGTTGGAAGGGACGTTCTTGGATTCAGCCAGTAATTGATGTGTTTTCAGAAGCAAAAAACTTTTTCGAGAGAGCAGATCGCCACATGACTACGATGGAGACTCAAATGAGTTTGTTATTGAATAATCATTTGGCGCACCTAAAGCAGGAAATTAAGGAATCGGAACCAGTAAGGAAGTAGATATGCCAGCAGTAAGCAAGAAGCAACAGATTGCGATGGCTATTGCCGAGCATGAGCCTGAAAAACTTCATGCCGAGAACAAAGGATTATTGGAGATGTCTCATTCACAACTCCATGACTTTGCTTCTACGCCTCGTAAAGATTTACCGACCTACGCACACGCACGGAAAGCTAGAAAAGAGAATAAGGATTCTCCGAGTTACGCTCATGTGCGAAAGGCTAGAAAAGAAAATGGCTGAAAAGAGTTGGCTTAAGAAAATTGCTGGATTAAAGAGGCTTCTTTCTGATGTCGGCTCTCTTTGGCCCAATAGTACAAAACTTGCTGGATATGGTGAAGACGGCCCGTATCACTGTGAAGATTGCGTTTATTTAAAGCGCGGCAAAGACGGGAAACCATTCGCAGATGAAGACGGAAAAGGACGTTGCGTTCATTCTGTAATGATCGCTGATTCGGAAGTAAAGAAAGATAAGAGTTTCTTGCCTATCGTGAATATCGAACATGGATGTTGCGAGTTCGTAGATCAGAAGAAGGACGAGAAAGGCAAAGAGGAATAAGATGGCTAAGAAACATCACAAATATACACATACTACAGTTACTCATCATGATGACGGTTCACATACGGTGAAACATCACCACGAAGACGGTAAGTCACATAAAGAGTATGCGAAGCCCGATCATGCCGGGATGTTGGACGGGATGATGGACAATACGGCCCCACCAGAAGCGGGACCAGAATTACAGGGTGCTGCGCCAGGCGGAATGCCAGCAGGTCCAGCGGCTCCGGTACCAGGAGTTTAATAAGTTTGTGTAGGTCGGAATAAATGTCAACTATCAATGTGGTTTTGGATAAGCTCACCAATAAATTTCATATCGTGTTGGGAACTTTAGCTCAAGGTGCATTGATTTTTTATCATTTTAAAACTGGAAAAGATTTAGGTCCAGGACTGGTAAATTCAGTTTATGCTTTTTATGCGTTTTTGTTGGGTCATGCCGCCACTTATCAAAAGTGGCCTGACTCAGATCAAGACCACGACGGGCCAAAGTGAAATGTACGATGAAAAGGTTCTTAAGAGAGTCATAAAGCAATTAATGATTCAAGTTGAAGAGGAGAAGCGCAGCCGTATTGAAGTGATACAGGCTTTTGCTAAACTCCCTTTATTGGAACCGTTCTCGATAAAGACACCTACGGATGAGGAGATCGAGAAGAGGATAGACGAACTATCTCAGGTGTAAGATGGCGGATGAAAGAACAGTTGCCTATATTGTTCGACATGGAACAACGAAAATGAATGAAGAAAATCGTTATCGCGGACAGAAAAATGTCCCGTTGGACGATAAAGGAAAGAACGACGCCAAAGAATTAGCGAAATTTTTTGCTGATAAAGAGATCGGGCAAGCATATTCGAGTCCGCTGGCAAGGGCGACTGATACTGCTAAAGAGGTTTTGAAAAGTAAGCATATAAAAGCTGTCAAAGAACGGGGATTACTTCCGTTGGATGCCGGAAAATTTACAGGTATGAAGAAAGATGACGCTAAAGCAGATATGACGTATTACCACGATCATACAAGTGAGCGTATTCCGGGCGGAGAGTCTATCGATGGAATGCATAAGCGAGTTCGTCCGGCTTTGTTTAGGGCGCTTCGTGCAGGGTTGAGATCAGGAAAGCCTAGTTTAATATCGGCTCATTCTAGTGTTATTCACAGTTTGGGCGCGATTCTTTATGAAGACCACAAAGCCGCGCTGGTTGAACCAGGAGGGGTGGTTAAAGTTTCGTTTGATGGAAAGAAGTTTAATGCAGTTCCGATATTGAAGCCTAAGCAGGAAAAAGAACAAAGCGCCTACGCCTCTTAAGAATATATCTGTGGCTGGGCAGGAGATATAATGCCCATAACAGGAATAGAAAAGGATAGATATAATTGGCTTCATCACAAGGAATGGGGGCGTATAGCTCAACAGCGTGCATTTTGGCCTGACCGAGTAAAGCAATTAGATGCGGAATCTAACGGAGTTCGTTTTCGATCAGAGGTGTTGTCATATGAAGAGTTGTGGGATTTATATGTTGCAGGAGTCGGTGGAGAACCTACTCCTGAAGAAGAATCTCGCGGTAAGAAAAAATCAAAGATCGATTTAATTAGTCAAGTTATTCCGATTATTGCATTTGAATTGCCTGGTCGTTTTTCAGAAAAGGGTAAACATCACACAGGGGCATGGGGATATCTCCATTTCGACCAGTGGTTATATGCTAGAGATCAAGCCCGTAAGGATTTGTATTGGCTCGCAAAAGAGGTTTTTGATCTTGATTTACAGCCTCACGTTCACCAAATTGTTTGCGATCAGTTTGTGTCGAAGAATTTCGACGGTGTATACCGAGACGGGTATAGGCTTAAGGAAGATTTTCAAAAAGCATTAGGAAATCAGAGCCGCGTACGTCAGATTTGGATGCAAACTCGGGAATTTACTGAGAGTGATTATAAATATCCTGAAGATCGTACAGAGTTAATTAGGAATTACGGAAAATACGTTCGAGACCCGATAGAAGCAGAAAAAACTGTAAATTACGCTAGAACTATGATCTTGTTAGACCCTCGTGGTTTTTTCAAGTCTAGTATAGATGCCGTGGATTGTATATCGTGGATAATAAATTGTCCAGATATACGAATTCTCATTGTTAGTGGAGTTGTAAAGCTAGCGGAACAGTTTTTGGCCATGATTAAGGTCGGTCCCAAGAAGCGTTCTTTCTATTTGCCGAAAGGGATTCGTCCAGATGTATTTCATTTGTTATTTCCAGAATATGTGATACGTGGTGTGGCAGGAACTTCGACCGAACCTTTAAGACTTTCCGAAGATACTCGCGCTCCACAGCGTCATTTTTCTGCGGACCCGACACTTGGTATTATTTCAGTTCCGTCAACCCTTACTGGGTTCCATAACGATATCACAAAGTTTGATGATATTGTTACGGATACGAATAGCGACAACGAAGAAACACGCGCAAAAGTTCAGTTCAAAGCTGATGGCGCGGTTAATATGTTGATGCCTTGGGGTTGGCACGACATCATCGGTACGAGATATTTTCCGAATGATTATTATGGTGTAGCTAAGAAAACTTGGGAAGACAATCCAGAAATGTTCAATTTGAAGTATTTTGAACGCGCATGCTGGAGAGTTAAGCCCGAATATAAAGCAATTGAGCAACGTAATATTTATGAATTGACCGAAGATATGGTTGATTTGGTTTTTCCTGAATTAGCGGGGACTTCACACCAGTCTTGGCTTGATCTTCGAAAGAAGATGAAGAATGAAAGAAGTTTTCGATGCCAGCAGCTTAATCAGCCCGTTTGGGGAGAAGAAAGTACGATTGATATTAATCGTATTTTGCTAGAAGAGCATAAAACGAAAACTTTATCTGATATATTACCCCGTCCAGGAATGAGAGATTTCGGATACGTTTACGGAGCTATTGATTTAGCCCGTGAGAACAAACAGTTTTCTGATTTTACTGCACTTGCTGTCGGTAAGGTCTATCAAGAGGGCGCTGTTCTCGTTCCAGAAGATATGGCGGATACGGTTTCTGTTGACCGCCAAGCTGGAAAGTGGGTTATGACCATTCTTGATGTGCAGTTCGGTAAATGGTCTCAAACAGAGATCGCTAATAGAATTGCCGCTATGAATGATAAGTGGCACGTACAACAGTGGTACGGTGAAGATACAGGCGGACTTCAGTTATTGAAAGAAAGAATTAATGAGGTTTCAAGAACTACCTACGGTCATTGGCCATATATTAGGTGGGATACCCCGGATAATTCTGAAAATGCAAAGAGAAATAGAATTAAAGGTGTCGAAACTCTTTTGCGTACCAATCGATTATACTTTTTGATTGCTACTTGGAATAATGAAGTGTTCGACCAGCTTGAAGCATATAAAGGACAAAAAAGTTCACGTTACTTTAAGGACGATGTCCCTGATGTCATTTCTCAATTGTCGAGATTCGTTCCTAGCTTGGTTGCTCTTTCGAAAAGAGAGCTAGAGCAGAAGGCCGCAGACGAAGAAGCTAGATATAGAGATTACATCCGTAAAGAAACTCATAAATTGCTTTTCGGGAGTAACAGCGGTGGATTTGGGGTATCTCAATACTATCCCGATCAAGAAGCAGAGTTACGTGAAGAGCCTACGGGACCGATGAGTGGCATCGGAGAAAAATTTTTCCGTGGTAATGGACTACGAGCGTGAGTAAATAATGGCGGAAGCACTGAATCAGCACGCGGCGGCAACGCTGGACAAATTAAATGTTGAACCAGTAGGAGAGATTACCTCTGCGGAATTGCATAAAGACCTTGATACAGGGACTTATTTATATTCTGATGAGGCCGCTCTAAAGCTTGTCCTTGACGACGCGTCAATGGCAGACAATTACGCCAACATTAATCAGTGGGCTGCTACATGGACTCAATCCGATATTATTTTTCAGAGTCCACAAAATGCAGCAGCTTTTGACGGCGTATTCATGGCGTCAGTACCAAAGTTTACGCTTTCTAATCATATAAATTCTATAACTCCCAAGATATTGGAGGGTTTGTTCTATGAAGACCCTCCTTTTCTACTTCGCCCACGTCCTGGTACGAAACAAGAAGTAACTCGTGCCAAGACAGCATTGTTTTCAGCACAATTATGGGATATGAAGTTTAAAACCGAGATCGAGCGCGGCCTTGATCAGATGGCGTTGTTTGGAACTTGTATCTTTAAATGGGGATATCTTGAGCGCGATCAGAAGTTAAAGAAATATCGTCGCGCAGCGCCAAAGGCTACGCTTAACAGTGTGTTGCCTACGAATCCTATCGATACCCCAGATTCCGATGCGTATGAAATGTTCTTGGACGCGGTTAAGATTAGTCGCCCGTGGATTAAGGCCGCAGATATACGTACAGTTTTAGTGGACCCAGGTTGTAGAGTCGGAGATATCCGCGAAGCGAAATGGGTTATCTATCGAGATTATGCCACCTATGATAATTTGAATTCTTTAAGAGATGTTCCGGGCTATAACATTCCGTCTGAGAGCGATCTGAAGGCATTCTTTTTATCTAACCAGATGTCTGGACCGGATAATATCAACATGACCATCCCAGAAGGGATGCGTGGATACTTGCAGCATGCATTACCGAGAAACTTCAGAACTTCAGCAGATCATTTGCAGAATAGTTTGGAAGTTTTAGAGCGTTGGGATAACGAAAAGGTTATCGTCGTTCTATCATTCGGTGGAAAGAATATATTGATTCGAAACGAATCGAATCCGTATGGAGTTATTCCGTTCTTCAGTGCAAACTGGAGAAATATTACTGATAACTTTTATGGTCAGGGACTGGGCCAGTTAATTGGGGCAGAACAAATCGTTGAGCAGGGGGTTACGAACCTTGCACTTGGTCTTTTAGCTTATGGTTTGCAACCCACTGCTGTAAGAAAGAAAGGATTTAATGTTCCGACTCAGATGACCCGTTGGAAGCAAGGCGGAATCATTGACGTTGATGATGATGTGGATAAGGCGTTCAAGTTTTTGGAAATGCCTAACGTTCCAGGTGAAGCTTGGCAATTTATTCAGCAAGCTCAAGCCGCCGCACAACAGACATCTGGTGCTAATGAACAGGTTATGATGGGTTCTAGTTCTGCTGGTATTAAGAGTACTGGAATGCGTACAGCTACCGGAGCAAACGCTGTTATCGGAGCAAACGCATCTCGTCTTGATGGCCCAAGTAGTCGTCTTGTTAGCCAGGTTTTTGAGCCTTGGCTGTATCAGATGGATGAATTGAATAATTTGCTGCTTCCGACTTCTGTTTTACGACGAGTGTTGGGTGAAGAACTTGGTACTACATACACGGGAGATCATATTGAGTTTCGTAATGCGAGATTTCAATATGAAGTGCTCGCAGGAGCGCATCTGGGCGCTAAGAAGGAAATGGCTCAGGCTCTCCCGGTGATAATCCAACTTCTCAATAACCCTACTTTTGTAAAAAATGTAAACGATGGTCATTATCAGTTCGATGCGGTAGCTATCTTTAAAGCATTTACAGACGCGGCAGGTTGGAAGTTTAGTCAAGACTTCCTACGTCCTATGACGCAGCAAGAAGCGCAGCGTTATGAGCAGAATTCTCCAGCAGCTTTGCAGCAGGCACAAGCAAAGTCAGCAATGGATATGCAGCAACAGAAGTTCCAGCAGCAACAGACATTAGAAGATCAGAAACAACTCGGTAAAGCCGGAGCGGAAGTTCTTCGCCAGGCAACCGAGCATAGTTTGGCCGGGGAAATGGGTCAGCCGACTACCGAAGGTTTCGGTTCGACCACCACCATATAAGGAATACCAATGAAACAGCAACCGTTGATGAGAGACGAACTACCCCCAGGTAAGAGAGCGTTATTAGCACAGGTAACAGCACATCCTGGTTGGGCAGTTGTTGAAGAATTATTTATGGACGCGTGTAAGCGTGCAACGGATGATGTTATGAAAGTAGATCAAGTTGAAGATGAAAGAGCGGAACGAAAAATTCCGCTCCTTCAACTTAGAGCACGTGAACGAAACGAATTTTCGCTACTTGTCCTTCAGAGTATTCAATGGCACATTCAGGCCGCACAAGTACAAACTGATGAACAGAATGCGAAGCCACCTCAGAATCCAATTTTCGAGACGGGAAATCCGTCAAAGGACAATAAACAATGACCGAGATACTTACGCCAGAAAGTCTCACTTTCGATATTATTAAGAGTTGGGACGGCGCGACAATGAAGAAGTATATGCAAGTTCCGTCTATGCGTGAGGCGATTTATGAGGTCGTTCGAACTCAATCGCTTTCAGCCGTAGAAGAGGCGCAAGCACAAATTGAGGCGACCCCTCCAGTAGAATCATCGGAAGTTATTGTAGTTCCGACAGCAGAAGTTATAGAAGCAGAGCCTGGAACTCGCGTTCGTGTAGGCGAGGCGGCGGAAGCTGTTGTAGTTCCTGAAGTACCGAAGAAAGTTATTGTTGAATATCAGATTAAAGATGAGGAAGGAAATCCGATTGGGCGTCCTACTCATCTTGAAGCAGTGTCTGATGAAGAAATGCGCCAGAAGATGATTGAGGCGCATACGCAAGCGACTCGTGCATTTCATCGCTTGAAGAAACAGAAGGTTCAAAGTTTACGTGAAGTAAATCAGCCAGCACCAACGGTCCAACCGAGTATGTCAGATGCTGAATTGCTTTCAGCCGTTAAAGATTTAAAGTCTGATGACCCGCAGAAGGCATTGGAAGCACACCGTAAGTTGAATGCAGCGGAACGAGCTAAGATTCAGGCTGAAGCGGACGCGAAGGTAGCAGCGGCTAACGAACTTCGTCGTCAAGAACAGGTGAGTTATTCATTTTTGAAAGCTCATCAACACGATTTTAATAATTGCGAAGCGAACGTTGAAATAATTAAGGAATATTTTAAAGAAAACGAACTCGCTTGGACTCTCGACAATCTTGAGATCGCATATCATGACCTTGAAAACAAGCTGGCACCTGTTGCGGTGTCGGCGGTAGTTACTCCTCCGGCTAATCCGGTTCCGGCAGTGACACCAGTTGCAACACCAGCAGTGACGGCCCCGGCGCAACCCGTGGCGACTGCTCCGGTAGTAACTGCGCCTCCGGCTAATCCGGCTC